AATACAAAATTAGATACTATTCATACAGATTTAGGAACTACTATTCACGGAGACTTAACATCGACAAATACAAAATTAGATACTATTCATACAGATTTAGGAACTACTATTCACGGAGACTTAACATTAACAAATACAAAATTAGATACTATTCATACAGATTTAGGAACTACTATTCACGGAGACTTAACATCGACAAATACAAAATTAGATACTATTCATACAGATTTAGGAACTACTATTCACGGAGACTTAACATCAACTAATACAAAATTAGATACTATTCATACAGATTTAGGAACTACTATTCATGGAGATCTAGTATCAACAAATACAAAATTAGATACTATTCATACAGACCTTAATACAACAATTCATGGAGACTTAACATCGACAAATACAAAATTAGATACTATTCATACAGATTTAGGAACTACTATTCACGGAGATCTAGTATCAACAAATACAAAATTAGATACTATTCATACAGATTTAGATGGTTTGACTTTTGATGGTAGTAGTAATTTAAATGTTAATGTTGCATCAGGTTCTATAACAGTATCATCTGTTAATATTAAAGATAGTGCTGGTAATAATCTTACTAGCACATCTAATGCATTAGATGTTAATATAAAAAGTGGTAGTATAAGTAATACTTATTTTGGTGCAAGAATGTATGATTCTAGTGGAAATACTATTAATAGCACATCTAATGCAATAAATGTTAGTGTTAAAAATACAACACCATCTACTGCTGTTTATAATGTAATTACTGATGGAACAAATACAGTTAATATAACATCTAATGCATTAAATAATTATATTACTAATGGTTCTACTACTAATACAACTATAACAGGATATACAACCGCAAATGTTGGGCTTTCTACATATCAAATTCTACCAAAGGTAAAAAGTTTTGGTATGAGTGGTTATAATGGCACTGGAGCACCTGGGACAGCAGCAGTAGATACAATATTAGGAGGTTATGCAACTACTATCACATCTACTACTATAAATTTTGGGCTTCAAAATCCTAGAATATATTATTTATTTACACCTACAGGCTCAACAACAGGAAGAGTAATTAATTATACCTATATAGATGCAGCAGGAGCGGAACAAACAGGAACACAAACTATAACAAATGCTAATCAATATTATGCTCTACCTTCAGCAATTAGTATTAATGAATTTAAATTCGGCGGAACAAGCATTAACGCAGGAGCAAGTGATGGTATATATTTAACAACATCAAATACAGCATCAAATACATTATATGTAGGTTCTATTCTTAACCAAAGAATACAATCTAACGGGGTTTTTACTTGTCCTATTAATGCAATAGCAATGATAACAAGTATGGAAGGTTATTGTGGGACTGCATTTGATTATTATTATATGAATATATATGATAAAACTGGTAATAGAAGTATGGTAGGACAATATATTATATGGAATAATACAATTTCTAATGTGAGAGCATCAGGAGGCGGTGATTATTCTTCTTTAGGAAGAATATTAACAGGTGGTGAAAGTGTCGTATTTTCAACATCATCAATAACATCAGCATTTAAATATATAACATATAATGTCGTTGTAAGATACTTTTAAGTTGAATATTAAGTTTAAAGCTTAAATATATAGATTATTATATAAATGTCAGTTTCAATTTATAAAAAGTTTTTTAACTTTTTATAATTATATCTAATATTTATATTAAGTTAATATAGAAATTAAATTTCTATATTAACTTAATATAAATGTCATCATTTGAAGAAATCAAAAATTTATTTACTAATGAACTTATTAATAGCCCTCAATATTTAGTAGCAACAAAAATAAAAAATTTAATAATAGCGGATATAATAGCCCCTAATATTAATTATAGTTTTTCATATATGTTTGTAGATAGTGATTATGTAGATGTTAATAATAAAGATTATGAAGATAATATAATATGGTTATGTTTAAAAGTTATTTTAGGTATTGAGTGTGAATTAATAAATAATGGAGCATTTAGAGGAGTTAATATTATTATGAAGAAATTTCTAGAATAATCTAGGATTGTTATTAAACTTTGTTTATAATTAATAATAAACTATATAAATATAATTTATTATTAATACTTAATGATTAATGTTGAAACAGAATATTCTGAACTTAGTTTGTTCTTAAAAGAAAATAAAGTTCATATCCCATCAAAGGATAAAGATTTAGATATTTATGAAATGATTGAGCAAGTATTTGAGCTTAATAATCCAACAACTGCTTTTTATATTATTAATTTAGGTGATATTATTCGTCAATATAAATTATGGCGTGAATTATTTCCTTTTATTGAGCCTCGTTATGCAGTTAAATGTAATCCTAATCGTGTTATTTGTCAATTACTTTCATTATTAGGTGTTGGGTTTGATGTAGCTAGTAAGAATGAAATTAATTTAGTCAAAGATATTGTTAATATTGAAAAAGTTATTTATGCTAATCCATACAAGGAAAGCAGTTCAATCCAATATGCTCGTAGTATGGACGTTGATACGAGTGTTTTTGATAGTGAAGATGAATTATATAAAATGAAAATTTATCATCCAAAAGGTAAATTATTAATGAGAATTAAAGTAGATGATAGAAATTCAATTATGAAATTTTCTGAAAAGTTTGGTGTGGATGAGCATGAAGTTGATAAGCTACTTAAATTAGCAAAAAATATGGATTTAAATGTTGTTGGAGTTTCATTTCATGTTGGTAGCGGTTGTATGGATGCAACTCAGTATTATCGTGCTATTGAATTATGTAAAAAGATATTTAATAATGCTAAAGAAATTGGATATAATTTTAACATTGTAGATATTGGTGGTGGTTTTCCAGGATTTCAAGATGAAGGTTCCATGAAATTATTAAAATGTATTAGTGAACAAGTATTTAATGGTTTTAAAGATTTTTTTAGTTCTGAATTTAATATTAAAACTCTTTATTTAGATGAGGATAAGTTTGATCAAAATGAAAATAATCCAGATTTAGAAATCATTTCTGAACCAGGTAGATTCTTTGTTCAATCATCTCATACTTTATTAGTTAATGTTATTGGAAGAAAAATAAAAACAGCACGTATGGAAGATGGATCAGAGAAACGGACATATTGTTATAATATGAATGATGGAATTTATGGTTCATTTAATTGTATTTATTTTGACCATCAAAAACCAGATGTTCTACCATATAATGAACGCAATGGTGAAAGATACACATCAGTTGTTTATGGTCCAACATGTGATAGTATGGATAAAATTTGTAGTGATATTAAATTACCAGAATTAGCTATTGGTGAATGGTGCTTTATTAAAAACTTTGGAGCATACACAGTAGCTGCATCAACTGAATTTAATGGATTTACTAAAACAAAAGCATTTTATATATTAAACTAGTATTTATATAATTTTTTATTGTCTCTTTAATTCATCATATCCGGTTAATTTACCTCTCATTGTAATATAATCACAATCTTTAATATTTAATTTACTACCAAAATTTTTGAATAAGAATTCTTTTAATTTTCTACCACTATTAACAGGGCCATAATTATCAATAATATATTGTCTAGCTTTGTATTCTTTATTATTTAATTTAGGAATGAATTTATTTAAAGCAGCTTCTATATCATTTTCATCTGTAAATAATTCACCAGTTTTATCAACTGCATATTTCCAACCACCTAAAATATTAGCATTAATTAAAACTGCACAATCAGCTGACATTGCTTCAGTTATAACACGAGGCGATGCGTCTCTTTGATTAGGAACAAAAATAAATTTACATTTATTATATTGATTAATATTATCACCATAATTTAACCAACCAGTTGTTGTTATGTATGGTTTGCATCCTTCTGGTATTTCACAATCTTTACGACCAACTAATAAACCTTTTAATTTAAATTTTTCACATAAGATTGGTAAACATTTCTTTGCTAATTCCCAATTTTTATTATGACTAACCCAATCATCACATGAAGATGTTTCATTAACCTTTGGACAGCTATATAAGAAATCATACTCTCTTTCCATAGCTTCGTCATATGGTATTTGTTTATAATTAACAAAATCAGATTCACTAATTAAAGCATGTGGTTTATCCATTGGAATATATTTTTCAGGTTGTTTGAAACAATGGATCCATGCTTTACACATTTCAAAATACATATCTAAATAATAAGCAGTTGTGTAATCATAAGCAAAATTTTCTTGTTTTTGTTCAAAATATTCTATCTTATAATTATCTTCTGGATTAGTTGGGACGTGTGGAAATTCCATGTAGCTAGAAATACCAATAAATATTACTTTAGCCATATTTTCCATATATTTTCTATATTGATCATCAGAACCTAATGGTTGAGCTATTAATACAACATTTAATTTATTACCAGCATCATCATATAAATGAACAAATGGATTTGTTAATTCAGGTAGTGGTTTTGCATTTTCAAATTGATCAATATTATAATTGAAATAAAGAAAATAGAATATTAAGGCTAATAGTAAACCTGTTATAATGTATTTAATCATATATAATAAATTTGAGGTTTTTAAATATTTAAAATAAATTAATTTATTATAAAAATATAAACTCTATTAATATAATATGGAAACACATTGTTATAATATTGATTCAAAATTTAGAAATACTACAACATATCCCAATAGTTCTGATTTTGTATTTAATAGAGTAGATGAAGTAATTGGGTCATCTACAGTTATTGAACCTTTTAATGAAAAAAATGTTATAGAAATGAAATTATCTTCATTAGAGATACCAAATACAATGTATTATATTACAACAACTAAAATAAATAATACAATTAAATTAGGAGCTACAGATATAATTGTTCCTAATGGTTCATACACAAAACAAGAATTAGTTACTTATTTAGATACAGCACTGACAGCAAGTGGTGTTGATGTAGCTTATTCATCAACAACTGGAAAAGTAACAATTGTTAATAATAGTGGGTCATCTATTACATTCCCAGCAAGTGGAACATCTTATTACTCATTAGGTCAAATATTAGGTTTTCTTACAACTACTACAATTCTTACTGGAACAACTGTAGATGGTACTAATACAATGAAGGACCCGCAATTTACTTATTTCTTTTTAAGAATAAATGATTATGGAAATATAATTAATAAAAATCGTCGTTATGTATCAAAAATTTTAACTGATTCTCAAGCTAGATATAATTCTTATAATCAAGAAACATTTATTAAATTAATGAATAATGTTATTAAATTTGATCAACCAACTGATATTGTTAATTTAAAAATTAGTTTAGAAGATGAATTTGGTAATAATGTTAGTCTTAATGGAAATGATTGGTCATTTACATTAGAAACATCAGTAATAACAAATACAATTCTTAAAAATTATGAAGAAATTAAATTTTATAATGAAGAAGTAATGGATAAAATATTAAAATCAAAAATGTTAGCATATTATGAAAAACAAGTTCCTGAAAAGACTAATTCTGCATTAACTTCTAATTATTCATCAAATCTTGTTAATCTTAATAATGTCCAAGAATATACATCAAATGGAAGCAGTAATAATTATAGCCCATCATATTCTTATTTTAGACAATAATTATTATTAAACGAATACAATATTTCATTATAATATTCCTAAAAATATTATAATAAAATGGAACAATTATTAAAAAATAATAGTAAGTATAAAATATTCAATAATGAACATATTATTAGAGATGATTTGATTATAAATAATCCGATACCAATAACAGATAGTCAAATATTAGAAGAATTATATTTAGTTATAAAATATACAACATTATTTTTAGAAAAACATCAGATTGATTATTGTATTGAAAGTGGAACTTTAATTGGTTGTGTTAGACATGATGGGATTATACCATGGGATAATGATATTGATATAATGATATTTAAAGATGGCTATTTTAAATTAAAAACATTAGTGAATGAATATAATAAAAATAATTTTAAAATATTACATGTTACTCCTGGATTTAAATTATTTTATAAAGATATAGCTTATGGTGAATTATTTTTATATGATTATGATGAAAATGAAAATGTTTATAGAATGGCTTATCCATTAATAAATTATAATGGTTCATTAGAACCAACCTTTATTACATCAGATTTATATTATTCAAATCAAAGATATAAAAAAGAATATTTATTTCCAACTCAAATGGTTTTATTTGAAGATTTTTCAGTTAGAGCTCCTAATAATATAAAAGAAGTATTATTAACAACGTATAAAAAGAATTTATTAGAATGTATATATAGTCCTAATAAAAATAATCAACATCATGCATTTAAATATAATCATTATAAATTAGCTATTATTATTGAAAAAATAACAGTTAATAAAATATTATTATTTTTATATATATTTATAAATTGGTTAATTAGTAAACAAATAATAAATATATATTAATCATTGATTATTAATCATTGATTATTAATCATTTTTTGGTTTATTTTTTTGAACAGTTCCAGGTTTATGATTAGATGGACTATAAATTGAATATAATTTTAATTCAGAACGTCCTGTATTTATTATATTATGATTAGTTCCAGCAGGTATTGTTATAAAATATTCTTTTTTTAATTTATATATTTTTGAATTTTCTTTTCCAATAATAACAGTAGCTGAGCCTTTTTCTATACGAATAAATTGATCAATTTTCTTATGAACTTCCATACCTATTTCTTCTTTTGGTTTCAAACTCATTAAAACTAATTGTTGATGATGAGTAGTATTAACAATTTTTCTATAATTATTATTTTCAATAGTCATTTTATTTAAATCCCCACTCAATACATTATGTATCATATTAATATATAATATAATATTAATATGAATATTATAATATAAACATTATATTATATTATATATAATGAGTTTAATCAATAAGATGATAATTAATAAGATGATTGATAATATTAAAAATAATAAGAATGTTAATATTGGTATTTCTGCAATTATAATGCATGGAACAACACCTATTGGTAATATTTGTAGTAATATTGATAGAAATTATTGTCGTGGTATGGTATGTCCTTCTATGCACGCAGAAGTTAATGCAGTCGTTTCTCATTATGGAAAATCAATCTACTATTCACCCACCCATGGATGGAAAATGTGGTGTCTTAAAGAAACCAAAGAAATTAAATATCCTGGTGGTTAGAATTAGTGCAAATGGTCTGCTAGTAAATGCTAGACCATGTTATCAATGCACATTAATGATGAAATCAATTGGAATAAATAAAGTTTATTATAGTATTGAAAATAATATAGTATTTGAAAAAGTCTCACAAATGATTAGTATTAATAGTAGTAATATGTGGAAAGTTGCTGATAGAATTCATTATAATGCTCCAAATGATGTTATTAATTATTATAAAAATATTGTTCAAAAAATGCCACAAATATTAAGAAGAATTAATGCAGACCATTTTGTTAGATATATTTATAGAGAAACTGATGGATGTAATTATAAATTTAAAAAAGATAAATTATTTATTTATATAAATGATATAATATTAGGAGAATTTTCTATTGTAAATTAATGGGAGATATTACAATTGAGAAAATTGTTCATTATGCAGATATATTAGCTGTTCCTTGTTTTTTAATATCATTTTTATATTTCTACTATAAACAAAATAAAACATTATTCGAAAATTTAATTATGTTATTTTTATTAATTGGATTGATATTAGATACTATATTTACTTATAATTATCTAGCTGGTAATATTAAATAAAAATTGATAGGGCGCAATGTTTAAATGCAAAGCATTTAAACATGGCATTCCCTATTAACTTTCTAATATATAACGTAAGTTATATATTAGAAAAATTGATTTGGAGATAGAAAAGAAAAACTTTTCTATCTATTCCAAATCGTGTTTATGGATAGGGCGCAATGTTTAAATGCAAAGCATTTAAACATGGCATTCCCTATTAACTTTCTAATATATAACGTAAGTTATATATTAGAAAAATTGATTATATAATTTATTGTTATTATATTATAAATTGTATGAATCTCGAATTATTTCTTATTATATTTTATTATATTATTATGGTAATTTATCTATTTCAAAAATACACTAAATATTATTTATATAGTGATTTATCTGATTTACTTGATATTAATTTTATAACTATATTAACTTCATTATTTATTAAATCATATTTAATAGTTAAAGCATTCCAATTATTATTATTTTTTACAAAACTTATTCATAAAATAATTGAATAAAAATTGATTTGGAGATAGAAAAGTTTTTCTTTTCTATCTATTCCAAATCGTGTTTATGGATAGGCTAGATAATCTTTAAAGATTATCTAGCCCCATAAAAATTTATTTAAACTAATAATCATTATTATTAATATGCATAAGCTTCAATTATTAAAACAAAATATTGATAATAAAGAACAATGTGAACAATTAATAAAAGAATGTATTGATGAATTTAGTGATTCTAAACAAAATCAACGAGGTTTAATAACATTAATAATTAGATATTATATAAATAATAATAAAACAGATGAGATTAAAGAAATATTATATAATAATAAAAATTTAATGCGTCGTGATTATTTATCATCTTTAGATTATTTTTTAAAAAAGAATCATGATAATGATTATAATTATTATAATGATATTGAATATATTTATAATAATATAGATGATATAGAAACAAAAGATGTTGATTTGATGATTGAAAATAAATGGATTAATTTGTTAAAACGTTTTGATGGCTATATGATAAATTGTTCTCATAATAGTAATATAGATATTAATGATAAGAAAAATTTAAGAAAATATTCATTTGATGTATCTAAAATGCGAGATAAATATTATCAGAGAATTAAAAATAAAGATGAGATGGATATTATGATGAATAATATTAATGTATTAATTGATGGTGCAAATATGAGTCATTTAACTGGTAAATTTGATTTTTCTATTTTACCAAATATAATAAATAAATTTAATAAAATAAAAATTAAAGCAAAAATTATTCTTCATGAAAGACATCAATTATCAACAGAATTAATGGAACAATTATCAAATTATCTAATTAGAACACCAACTATGAGAAATGATGATGATTATATGATATATGGGATGATGATTCATAATACAATGGTTTTAACAAATGATCAATTTAGAGACCATTTAAAAGATATGGATTTGAAAACAAAATGTTTCGTTAAATCAATGACAATTAAATATAGCTATAATAATTTAATTATTCCTAAATTTAGTCGGTGTATTCAAGTTAATGGAGATATTATTTATATACCTACCAAAGATAAGAATGGATTTTATAAACTTGAGGATTTAGATTCATCATCGTCATCAAATAACCAAATATGAGCATGATATAACGTAGCTAATACACCTAATACTATAACTATTATATATATGTGTTATGTGATATTCAAAAATATCAAAGATATTTTTGAATATTCGCTAACATCTTTGGGTATGCAATTCAAAATTTATAAATTTTGAATTGCACACTACCCATATGTAATCTGGAAATATTTGATGTTTTAAAGAAGCATAACCAAAATATGTTAGAAATAAACCAATTATTATATGCGATAACCATATAACAGTACTAGGAACATTAAAATGATATTTTTCAGTCATTATTAAAATTACTTTAGATAAAATAATTTTAATAATATTTAATTTATTTAATGTTTGGCAAGCATTTCTTCATCAACACCGCCACCAAACATATTAAGTGTTCCATCAATTAATTCAGGAACCATTATAGCTCTTTGGGGTAAATTAGCATGACCCTTGTGTTTGCGTGAAGCCTTCTTAGAGCCTTTACGGCTTGCTTTCTTGCTACCTCTGCGTTTAGCACCGCCGACTAATGAGCCACCTTTTTTGGAACCCTTTTTGGAACCCTTCTTGCTTCCCTTGCGGGAGCCTCTACGTTTAGCACCGCCAACTAATGAGCCACCTTTTTTGGAACCCTTCTTGGAACCCTTACGGGAGCCTCTACGTTTAGCACCGCCAACTAATGAGCCACCTTTTTTGGAACCCTTTTTGGAACCCTTCTTGGAACCCTTACGGGAGCCTCTACGTTTAGCACCGCCAACTAATGAGCCACCTTTTTTGGAACCCTTTTTGGAACCCTTCTTGGAACCCTTTTTGGAACCCTTACGGGAGCCTCTACGTTTAGCACCGCCAACTAATGAGCCACCTTTTTTGGAACCCTTCTTAGAGCCTTTACGGCTTGCCTTACGGGATGCTTTACGGCTTGCCTTTTTGCTTCCCTTACGGGAGCCTCTACGTTTAGCACCGCCAACTAATGAGCCACCTTTTTTGGAACCCTTTTTGGAACCCTTCTTGCTTCCCTTACGGGAGCCTCTACGTTTAGCACCGCCAACTAATGAACCACCTTTTTTGGAACCCTTCTTAGAGCCTTTACGGCTTGCCTTACGGGATGCCTTTTTGCTTCCCTTACGGGAGCCTCTACGTTTAGCACCGCCAACTAATGAACCACCTTTTTTGGAACCCTTTTTGGAACCCTTCTTGCTTCCCTTACGTGAGCCTCTACGTTTAGCACCGCCGACTAATGAGCCACCTTTTTTGGAACCCTTTTTGGAACCCTTCTTGCTACCCTTACGTGAGCCTCTACGTTTAGCACCGCCAACTAATGAGCCACCTTTTTTGGAACCCTTCTTGCTACCCTTACGGGATGCTTTACGGCTTGCCTTACGGGATGCTTTACGGGATGCTTTACGGCTTGCCTTTTTGGAACTCTTACGAGAGCCTCTACGTTTAGCACCGCCAACTAATGAGCCACCTTTTTTGGAACCCTTTTTGGAACCCTTTTTGGAACCCTTCTTAGAGCCTTTACGGCTTGCCTTACGAGATGCTTTGCGGCTGCCTTTCTTGGCACCACCTTTCTTAGAACCCTTACGAGAACCCTTACGAGAACTCTTACGAGAACCCTTTTTGCCTTTGTATGAACCACGTTCTGGTAAAAAATCAGCAACGAATTTAAGTTCTTTCATCTTGGTAATCATTTTCTTTAATTCGGCCATATCCATTTCTGAATCATCGGTTTTATCATCATTCTTTGTACGAACAGAGAATTTGTCTTCACCAACTTGTCTTACTGTAATGCTGTGGAATTTGTCATCACCGACTTTGTTCAAGTAGTGGAAAGATAAACCTTTCTCACCATCTATGATATCTTCCTTTACGACATGTTTCACACCATTTTTTTTGTAAGAAAAGTTATGTTCGTGACGATATGTAACTGTACTCATTATATAATAAAGAATAGGTTTTATATTTGAAATTTTTATATATATTATTTTTAATAAAATTTTATATATATTATTTTTATAAAAATTATTTTTATAAAAATTATATATTATATATATATTATATATATGGATTTGATTGAAAAATTTATAGTTAATAATAAATCTGATCCCTGGGAAGCAGTATTTACTACAACAGATGGCGATGAGGTTAATATGAAAAAAGGAGATCTTGTATTATTTATATTAGCACCTTTTGGGGATTTATTTATGAGATCATCTACCTATTTTAATGGATCTCTAGATAAAATTTATTTATTTATTATATCAACAATAGCTTCTGGAGTATTTTTTTCTAACTTAGTAGATATTTTTCATCCACGTTGGTTAACTTACACAATAGCATCTTATTTAGTAATGTGTATATTTAATCTACCATCAGCATTATTAGGTTATTATGGTAAAATACATAAAGTACCAGATACTGAGAAAGTAATTGATTTTTGGATATTAATACCAATAATTATTAGACTAGCAATTGGATTACTAATAATACCATTATATATGGGTTTCCCTGAAGTTGCTCCTTATTTAATACATCTGACCCTATTTTGGGTATTAATGTTTACAAATTTTATACATTTAGCTAAGAGAAAACAATGTAGTTCTAAAAATAATAAAAATCATGGTAAAAGATTTGCTAAAGTTTTAATTGATACATTAATGCAATATGGTATTATATTTGTAATAATAGGATTTCTCCTTAAACTTCAAATAGTAGAAGGCGGTGTTTCATTATTTAGTACTAAAGTTAAATATTTTGGAAATGTAGGAGAAATTATTTTAATGTTAGGATGGATGGGCGGAGCATTAATTGGATATATTATTAATAATATGATTGATATTAATTTTGGAACTAAATTTCAACCACCTTATGATAATGATGATACATGTAAAGGTGAAATAGAAAAATTTCATATAGTTTTTGTAGTTTTATTTATTGTAGCATCAACAATATATTTTGTATATCAAACTAGATATAGTAACCCTATGAATTTTTTATCAACACAATATCAAAACTTATATTAATGTATAAGTAATGACATAACACCTATTTCTTTTAGTATAAATATAATAAAAGAAATAAGTAGGAAAAAATGATTTTTATATGGGTTTTAAAGGAAAAGAAAACAAATGGAAACACTGGAAACAAAGACAGAAAATAAACACGAAAAACGAAACAACCTCAGAGAGACGAAACAACCTTAGAGAGACACACTGAAGACATGCTTGAGGTTCTTTGCTGTGCACATGTCAAACATGAGAAGCACAGAAGCAGCAGTCTTGACAAGTGGAAGCATGCAGTTATCCTTCGATTTTTTGATGTTAAGCTTGACGTAGAAGCCACGCTCAGCAGAGCACGGCTGAATGCGGTCAGTAGGCTCAATCATCAAAATGTTCTCAAGTGTGTCCACGGTAGAAAACATGCCACTGAACATGTCCTTGACATTGCTAGCAGCCGACATCTTCTTGAAGGGACCGAAGATAATAGGTTTTGCAACACCACGTTGCAGTTTGAGACCATTGTTATCTTGGGTAACACGGCGCAGCACAAAGCGAGTGCTGGTGTTTCCATCAAGAGGGGTGAACTTGGGAATGGACATCTCGTCAATCTGGTCCTTCTCCTTCGTAGTCAACTTGCGCTTGTTGAGGGCGAACTCAGCAGCAAGGGCACGAGTAGCTTTGAGAGACATCTGTGCCTTCTTCACGGCAATCTCAGCCGAAGAGAGAAACGCATCACCCTCCTCATCATCAGACTCATCAGACTCATTTGACTCGTCGTCAGACTCATCATCAGACGAATCATCAGACTCGTCATCGGACTCGTCATCGGACTCGTCATCGGACTCGTCGTCAGAATCCATGGCAAAGAAGCGCCCCATGCCAACAGGCTTGTAAGTAGAAGCAGTCATCGACGAGGTGACTTCCTGCTCACGAGATGCTGCGACACGTTGCTCATCGAACAGCTGAGCCTTAGCACGCTCCAGAGTAGCATTAGCAACAGCGAGGGCTGCTTCTATTTGCGACTTGCACTCAGCTTCCTCAACAGCAAGGAGTTCTTTGCGAGATGCCTTGGACACTTGTTGCTCACGATGAACACGAGGCTTCTCAACATGAGAAACTACCTGCACGACATCAGTAACAAGAGCAGCAGCACGAGCGGCCTTGGCAAGACGCACTTGTTCCTTCTTGCTAATGCCAGTAGAAATAGCATCAAGTGTTACTTGCTCGCCAGAAGCAACTTCTGTCTCAGTCAGTTCGGCAATCAGAGGCTTGCGAGGCATGTGAGGCTTGTCAAAGGCAGAGTATTCCACATGGTCCTTGGTCACTTCAGCTTCCACATGAGTCGGAGATTTGATGCGAACATACTCTTCGCCATCAGGACCAGTGTAGGTCTCCTCCTCTTGCTCAGCCTCAGCATCAGCAATAGCCTTGCGCTCAGCATGCTTGATAGCAATGCGAATGCGGTTTTCTTCCCACTGGACTGCAAGCTTGTCGCATTCCTGAGGAGAAAGAACAGCGGCCACGCTGACCTTTTCAACATCAGTGTCAATGCAGAGAGGAGCATAGCCAAGAGCAACAGGGCAGATACCACTATGAGACTTGGCGGCAATCAGGTCACGCTCAGTAGAGCTGATGAGGTCGACGAGAAGAGGAAGAGAACGACCAGTCTCACGATAGACATTTTTGAACGTGATAGTCTGCTTCTTGCGTGTGTGGTAAGTTGATTTGTTCTGTGTAATTTCCTGAACAAACCCATTGCACAAATCATGCAGACGCTTCTTCTTGCCATCAGCAGAGATATCCGCATGGAGAGAGATTGCTTCACGGAGCAACTTCTCATACTCGTCCATCAGCTGAATGCGTGTGTGTTCCTTGTTATCAATGATGCTTGCAATCTTGCGCTGGCTAACACCAGTCATGATGCTCAAGTTGATGAACGTGGAAGACGAGCCGTTCACACCACAATGGCCGCCGTTAAAACAGCACAGTGCGTGGTAGATACAGGCATCAACCTTCTCTTCGTGGATGAACTCTGAGAAATACTCGCAAATCTCATCAGAGCTAATATCAGCAATACGAGCACCAATAATGTTCTTGAAGTGTTCAGTCTGCGACAAGAAATCAGTGCGGCAACGACGAGAAGACAGTTCGTAAAGCGCCAGCACTTGGAGCTCACGAGCATTGTTAGGCTCGCCAAAAAGAGCAAAGTCGTTAGTCTCTTTGACATCGCACTCATCGTGCAAAGCAGGAGTCCGCATCAGGTGGCGCACACATGCCCACTGAAAGAGCAAAGCTTCAAAGTCATGAGGAGAGACGTCGTTAATGTCGAGCTGGCGGATAAGGTCGATATTCCATTTGTTCCACCATTGCTTGCTCATGTTCTCGTAATAGTTACCCTCCGAACGATCGAGAGTAGAATACTTGGCAGCACAGTCATTGAGGATCTTGATGTTCGACGAAAGCACACGCATCAGTTCAATGTGCACAGTCTTGAAAAAGTCCGTCGGAAGTGTCTTGCTAGTGAGAGCTTGCATAAAGTCAGCACGATACTGCATCTCAGGAAGAACTTCGAGTTGGCTGCGATGGTGAGCAGAATAGCAACGGTCTGCCGAGTACTTGCACTCACCATTTTGAAATGCCACACACATGCGTGTGCGGTAGCGACGCACGGGAGCAGGACTCTGCTCAAACTGGCGAGGAGCAATAGGGGCAGCAGCAGAGAAGTTCCACTGGGGAGCACGCTGCTGCGAAGTAGAATGCTGCGAAGTAGAAAGAGTAGCGCTAAAGTCAGCAGCATTAGGCACACGAGTAAAAGGCGCACGAGCGACAGGCGCAGCAGGAGCAGCATGCATTGTCGCATTGGTGATGTGCACACGCTGGCATGAGTCACCATCACGACAACGACCTGCAAAGTGAAACACACACACATTCATCTGAGGGTGAGCATGAGTCGAAACGCATGGGAGAGCCTGCTTACGAGCAGGATCATCCAGGCGCTTGAGAGCACGCTCAAGCCACACAGAGCACACATCATTGTTGTAGTTCTCACCATTGTTCATGAACTGGACGTTAACACACCCATTGTTGTAAGAGGGAAATGAGATCGTCTGGATGTTCTGAACCGTGAACTCAACCATGGCGATAAGCACACGAGCAGCAGGTGCAGCAACAGCAGCAGGCGCAGCAACAGCAGCAGGCGCAGCAACAGCAGCAGGCGCAGCAACAGCAGCAGCAACACGAGCAGCAACAACAGCAACCTCAGCAGGCGTTGTTGTCTCGACCGGATAATTCACAGTCGAGGCAACAGCGTTTGCTGTCTGAGGTTGCTGCAGTGCAGGCAGTGCGGGCAGTGCAGGCTGAGCCATAATACGAGGCGGCGGCATTAGCTGAGTAAACGCCGCATGGGCAGTCGCAGCATCGGTAGTAGTGCGAAAGTCGATGTGGATGAATTTACAAGAGCCCTCGTTCAGACGAACACATGTGTTCTTCGGACGTGACCACTTGCAAAGACGCCGCCAGTGGTGCTCATGAGAGCACGTGTCTTCGGGATTGCGTCGAACCATCAGTTGAGACTCAAGCCACTTAAGACAGAATGACCACATACGAGTGGTGCGATCGTTGCAAATGACAGGGACATACACTGTGTCCCCAATCATCACAAAGGAGTGGTTCTGCTGCGACCCGCAGACCGAGGTAATGACGGGAGAACCCGTCGGGGAAAAAGGGGAAACCGCCTTGGAGGAGGCGGCGAAAAGGTGGGATTGGCTGGAAGCCATCGACGTAGAGCTGTTGAACGACATTTCTATGTTGGGGAAGTCATCATACACCTGGTCCGAAACTGACCAGATATATGGAAATAATGACCAAAGGTCCATCAGTCAAGCACGTGCTTAACCGGTAAAGGAGATAGCTAGAAGCAGAATTCTCCTTAAAATGACTCCTTTTTTATGGCACATTCAGTCTGGAATTATTTCAATTTTTATAGGATTATATATTCACATAGTGAATATGTAATAATATACTAATTACTATCACATAGGCGTCTCAATAAAAATATAGCAAAGCTATATTTTTATGACGCACTATGATTATTTCAATTTTTTTAATAATATAGATAGCTCTAGCTATCTATATTATTAGAAAAATTAGGTGAAAGAACTTTAGTTCTTGAGCCCAATTTTTATTAATAGGGTCTTATAGGGTCTATAATATATTTTAATGATACATAGCCTTAGCCTTAATAATGACCCATCCATATACATCATTATCCTTAAGTATATTAAGTAATTCACGGACTCTATCGTTATATTTAGGACAACATGTTTGTCTTAAAATATGAGCTAATTCACGTATTTCATCATCTACATTAGTTTTCATAACTGTGTAATAATGATAGCCATTATTAACAGTATGCATAGTCTCATCAACATACATCATTCTATGCCATAAATGCTCTGGTAATTGAGCCATATTGACTTTCATTCTATAAGCATTAGAATATAATCGAGAAACTAAATTACCTTCAGTATCCGTATATCTTTTAGTATAATGTCTAGCAAATGGAACAATTTGTTGCCATCCATCAGCATAATCATTTTGTGTAAGCATTTGAACAGTATATGACGCTTCATCTAGCTTTTCATAATGCTTGGGCGAAATACAATTAACACCATTTTCTGATTGTTCGTGATTTCTAGCAATCGGAATATTTACATGAAAACTTCCGTTTCTATGTGAACTTGTTGAAGATTTATTAACCTCCATATCTACCATTATAAAATATAATATTAATTGTTTAAATTAAATTACATTATTATTAATAATTTGGTGGTGTAAAAAATAATCTAGATGCATTATTGTTAATACAAATATAACAATTTGAATAATTATCATTATTTTTATTTATCTCCAAGTAAACTACATTGTCTTTAAAAATATAACTTTCACAATTTGGATTAAATCTATTTTTAATTGAATAATTATTAATATCAAATGAAATAAGATTTATATTTAATTCATAAAAAATAATATCATTATAATTAATTTTTTCATTATATGAAAATAAATTAATATATTTCTCATTAGATGTTTCTTCCATTACTACATTTTCTCCATTTTTCATAAATAATATAATTTCAAATACATACTTGGTAAATATATTATCATTTTTTCCACCTCCAAATAAACTTATATTAATAGGATTAGACATATCTAATAATCTTTAGATTAATAATATTAATATTAATATTAGATTAATATTATTTATTTTATACAATATAGATAATTATGGATATTATATGTCATATAGTTGGTATAACAAGTGGAGCCAAAATAAAATTTATTAAAGATATGGAATTATTAAAATACCATATAATAGATTTAGACGAAATTTCAAATAATATTTTAAGGGGTTCATCTATGGTTCAACTATACTCACAATATCAAGGATTTAAAGATTCTAAAAATGATAAATATAAAGAAATAGATAAAAAAATGACAATATATTGGGAAACAGCTATGGAACAAAATATAATAAATAGTACAAGTAATTTAAAAAAAAATATAATAATTGGTTATAGTCATCATTTTAGAAATATAAACAAAAGAATATGTGTATCTCCAAATAATAAACCAATTGCAAAATTTATAATAAAAGTATCAAAATCGGATGTTAGGGATATTATTAGAAATAATATAACTAAATTTAAAGATGATATAATTCAAGGTTCATATCCATTAGAAAATATTGATTTTGATTTTATTCATTGTAATAGATTAAAATTAGATACAATTTATGAAAAAAATGGATATTTAGAAAAAAGTTTAGATACTATTTATAAAATACTTAATTTGAGTAATAAAGATATAGATGGTGATGGATTATGGATCGCATTAAAACAACCATATAATGTTTCATCTAAAATATATCCAAAGAAAAATGATAAATTATTTGCATTTACTGATAAATTAATGGCATTATTAAGTAACTTTCATTTTAATGATGATGAATTAGAAAAATATTATGATAATAATACTGTTAAAGTTAAAGCAAAAAAAGATGGTGTATTAGAAAAGATGAATGAAAAAAGATATTTATATTTAGTTGAAAAAAAACATTTTGTTCCACATGAAAAAGGTAATAATGTAAAATATTTCAGTCAAGAACCCGCTACTATTATTGATGTTGTTAAAATTAAAAATGTATTTAAGGAATATTTTGAAAATTAAAAAATAATTTATTATATAAATCATTATATTATGCAATATTTAACAATAATATCAAATTTTATTTATTTATTTTGTGGTTTTTATTTACTCTATAAAAAACATTACTTTTACGGATTATTAGGTTTTGTAATATTTTTAATATCTCATATATATCATTGTGATGAAATTAATTCTGATAATTTATGGAATTGGAAAATGAATTGTGATATGATAATATCATCTATTTGTTTTATAATAGTATTAATAAATTGCCATCCAATATTATTATGTATGAAGAATTTATTTCTATTATTTTTATTATTTTCATTATTTTTAATAAGTTGGTATTATTATTATAAAGATAGTAATACATATTATATTCTTCATAGTTTATGGCATGTGTTTTCAGCATTATTTATTTTATATTTAATTATAAATTTCCATAATAAGTTTGATTAAACTATATTTATAATTATATTATATATGGATAATATTGTTATAAATACTGATACACCAATTGAAATAAAAGAAGAAGAAAACAAAGTTAAAATGACAAATACAGAACCCTTTACATTATTAGTTATTAAACCAAATCAAATAAAAGATAGGGACTGGTCTGATATAAATTATTTACATGATTTAGTAAATGATAAATTTTGTAATTATTTATCTGTTCATCCAGATGATTATATTGAATTTATGGGTGAGCATTTAGAAATTAATAAATACTTTCAACCTTATATTAAAGTCGATGTTATATTTGAAGAAAAAGATTATATAACTGAAATAATGTATATTGAAGTTAAAAAAGAAGATGAGGATAAATATGAATTAAATGAATTTGCAAATTTATTAAATATAGGTGAAGATAAAATATTTGGTTCTGTTATTGTTAATAGAACATTTATTTCAAGTAATGATAATGATATGCATTTAGATAATATTACTCCTGAAAAACTTCACAGATCTTTACATAAAAGAGCTAATACTACAGTTATATTATATGATTCTGATAATGAATCATTTGAAGAAGAAGACGTATTTGGTCCCATGGATGTGTTTTCTGAAAAATTCTTTGGAGATAAAAAATATAATATTAAAAAAATAGACTTGAAATTTTTACAACATAATTTGGTTATTTGGTATACAGAAGATGAATATGGAAATTCAGATATAATTGGAAATTTAATTCCAAAAAATATTAATGTTGATAAAATGATTGTATTTTCGATGTGGACTGAAGATTATAGAGATTCATTATATTTAGATGAATTTAATAAAATTATCAAATTATCTAAAAAATTAACAGATTTTATAACTCCTGCTGAATATAATAAAGAAGAAAAAGATAATATTGGACGCAATATAATTAAAAATAAATATAAAATATTAGAAATGATTTCTTGCGAAATAATTTCGCAAGAAAATATATAGGTTAATATAATGAGTAATTTAACCTATAATCCAAATGTTAATATACCATATCATGATTCATTTGAGCCTCCAAGAAATGATTTTAAAAGAAATGATTTTCAAAGAGATAATTTTCAAAGAGATAATTATGATAATAATAATAATTATAGAAATAATTTTGAAAATAATAATTATGATATGCCTAGAAGTTTACCTCAAATTGATTCTCGTAGTAATGAATATCCTGAATATTCAGGAGCAGATTATTCTAGACCTAAATCTGGATTAAAGAAAAACAAAATGAATTCAAAAAAAATACCAGTGAATGAAAACTATGATAATGATACTGATATTGATAAATATAAAAATACAAAAATGAATTGGAATGTATTAATAAAGAAATTAATAATATTTACTGCATTATTTTTATTAATGAGTAGTATTAAAATGGATGAATTAGTATGTAAATTTATTCCATATTTAAGTGATAATCAATTAATATGTATGACTACAAAAGGTATTATTTTATCTATATTAATTATTATTATTAATTTATTATTATAAAAAAATTGATTCGCAGATTTGATTTGTTAAGCAAATCAACTCCAGCGGATTAAAAGTTATTAAACAAAACTAAAAGTTTTTGTTTAATAAAAATTGATTAATATATATATAAAACTAATTTTATATATAATAATAATGCTAATCTCAATTGAAGGAAATATTGGTTCCGGTAAATCAACCTTAGTTGAATATCTAAAATCGATTAATAAATATGTATTTGTAGATGAACCAGTTAATGAATGGTTGTCTATTAAAGATAAAGATGGTTCAAATGCTTTAGAATGTTTTTATAAAAATCAAAAAGAAAATGCATTTTGTTTTCAAATTCTAGCTTATATTACACGTTTAAAAAAATTAATGGATAAAATTAAAGAATATCCATCAAATGTTGTTATTATTACAGAGCGTTCTATTGAAACTGATCGAAATGTTTTTGCTAAAATGTTATATGAAGATGGATTTATTAGTAGTATTGAATGGGAAACATATAATTATTGGTTCTCAACATTCAAGGATGTATCTAAAGTAGATTTAATTATTTATATTAAAACAAGTCCTGAAAAATGTCTTGAAAGAATTAATAAAAGAAATAGAGCTGAAGAAACATCTATTAAAGTAGATTATTTAGTTAAATGCAATAAATATCATGATGATTGGTTAAATGATATTAATAATAATAATATAATTACAATTGATGGTCATAATAGCGTCGATGTTATTAGAGAGAAAGTTATTGATATTTTAGATAATCTATAAAAGAAATTAATTTAATTTGTATTTAGGATGAGTAATATGATGTATATCAATATTATTTAATTCATCCATATCATTTTCATTTAATTCAAAATTAAGATTATAATTATCAACAATATGATTATTATTTGCAGAACGAGGCATAATATGATAATTATTATTAATACCCCATTTAAGCATAATTTGTGCAGGTGTTTTATTATATTTATTAGCAATATTTTTAATAGTCATATTATCAAACATTTCACCTTTTGCTAAAGATGAATGAGCTGAGATTAATATATTATTTTTTTTCATATATTCACACACAACTGGTCTTTTTAAAAATGGAGATAATTCAATTTGATTTGTAAAAATAGGTGTTGATGAAAAAACTCTAATTTCTTCTAAATGTTCTGAACTAAAATTACTAACACCAATATTTCTAAAAGTTCCATTTCTGCATAATTTTTCAATAATACTCCAACATTTACTATTAGTATTATTTGGACAATGAATTAAAAATAAATCTAAATAATCTGTTCCTAAATCTGTTAATGTTTTATTAATTGATTCTAAAATATCACTTTCACTTTTATCCATGACTTTTGGATTTAATTTTGATGTAATCCAAATATCACTTCTATTAATTTCGTTTTCTTTTAAAAATTTACCAATTAAATGTTCACATTTATATAATGAAGCTGTATCAATTGATTTATAACCATTATTAAGAGCATCATTTAATGCCTTATAAGTATTTTCACCTAAACGATATGTTCCAAAGCTAACTTGCGGATATTCCATTAAATATAATAGTAATTATTATTTAAAAAAGTTTTGATCAATTTTTATTAAATATATAGCTTTGCTATATATTTAATAAAGTTAATTATATTCGCTTTGCGAATTAAGAGTCAGATTAATCTATGATGATTCTTACGCCAAATCAATTTTTATTTGTATTATAATAATATGTTTATCATAGGTTGTATTTTTGGATTTATTTTCTTTTTATTTGAGTTAGAATCACCATCAATGGGTAATATTTTATTTAGACTTAATGATAAAGGTGTTAAAGAATTGTCTATTGGTAGTTTAGTTGAAATGTTACGTGCACCATTTATACATACTTATTTTTGGACTAATAAAAGTTTATATAGTGTTAATTGGATAATAACTTCTTTTGTTGGTGGTTTAATTTGTTATATTATATAAATATTAATAATGCAAAAGATAGGATTAAATAGAAATACAATAGATAAATATTATACAAAATCTGAAGTTGTTAATAATTGTATAGATATAATTAAAAATAAAATTAATATTAATAAAAATGATATAATTATTGAACCATCGGCAGGTAATGGTGCATTTAATAAAATAAAAGAATTATCTAATAATTGTTATTTTTATGATATAGAACCAGAAAATACAGATATAATTAAACAAGATTTTTTAACATTAGATATTAATATTAATATTAATATTAATAATAATAATATTCATATTATAGGGAATCCACCATTTGGACGTCAATCATCTATTGCTATTAAATTTATTAAAAAATGTTGTTCATTTGCTTCAACTATATCTTTTATACTTCCAAGAAGTTTTAAAAAAGATAGTATGAAGAAACATTTTTTAAAAAATTATCATCTAATAACTGAAGTAGATATTAATAATGCATTTTTGGTTAATAATATAGAATATGATGTTCCATGTGTATTTCAAATATGGGAATATAGAGATGAAGAAAGAATAGAACCTACAAAATTAGAACCAATTAATTTTAAATTTGTAGAAAAAGAAGATAAACCAGATATATCATTTAGACGTATAGGAGTTAATGCAGGAACTATATCAAAAGATATTAATAATAAAAGTGTTCAGTCTCACTACTTTATTAAATTTACTAATAATAATATTGATAAATTAAAAGATATTAAATTTGAAAATAATAATACAGTTGGACCTAAATCTATTTCTAAACAAGAGTTAATTAAAGAATTTAATAAATTCTTGATTTAATAAAAATAGATTTTTTTATAATTTCATAGTATATCCAATATTATTTAATTTAATTAATTCTAATTTTTTATATATTCCTTCAATTATAAATTTAAATAGTTTACAGTCTTTTTTCATAAAAACTTTAGAAAAATGATTAAACCATTGAATTATATTATAATTAAGATGAACTTCATAATCTTCTAATAGTTGTTGTTTTAATTTAGAATCAATCTCATTATTATAATCAATTAATATTTTATTTAATTTAATTTTTTTAACTTTTGATATAGATAATATTGCCTTATTTTTCATATAATTTTCATAATCATCATCTTTTCTTGGTTTAAATCCAAATCTAGAATAAAAGGTTTCATTATGTTGTAAAAAACTTAAATCACTTAATACTATAGATGTTTTATCATCACAAGTAATAAAACTATTATCTTTTAATTGAATTTGTTTAATATTAAATTTATCTTTATATTTTTTTAATAGTTTTATAGTTATTTCCATTATAGTTTTTCCATTATTTAATTCAGGTTGTTCAAAACAATTTGTGTATTTATTATTAGTAGCATTTTCAATATAAGCCAAACCTATTTTTATATCAATTATTATTGAAATACAATTAGTATTTTCATCAGGTGTTGATAAATATAATTTTAATAAATTATCATCTATTAATTTTTTAAATTTAATATGATTGTCTTTATAGTCAATACTAAATGCTCCTCCTGTCATATTATTATTAACGTTTTCTCTAAATTTTTTTAATGTTTTATATGTTTGTTTTATAAAATTATTATTATGATATATTGTTGATAAAATATTTTGATTCATTATAATGTATATTATAATAATTTAATAAAAATAGATTTTGAATAAAGTGGATTGAATTCAGTCGTTATCACTCATTCATCTAATTATAAAAATTGAATTCAGTCGTTATCACTCATTCATCTAATTATAAAAATTGAATTCAGTCGTTATCACTCATTCATCTAATTATAAAAATTGAATTCAGTCGTTATCACTCCTTCATCTAATTTTTATAATATCTTAGACAGTCTAAGATATTATAAAAATTGAAATTATATATTAATAAATACATTATTATATAATTTATATGTCATCTAATCCTCATAATTACACTATTAATAATGAACCACTAAGTGTTAAGAATGTTATTATATATTTGTTGTGTTTGAAGTATCATGAAATTATTCCAAATTTTATGGTAGATATTACTGATAATGAATTACATATTACTACTATTTATTCATCATGTAAATTTAATGTATCTGGACATACGATTATTACTTATAATATCTATACAAAAAAATGGAAAGGTTGTATAAATCTATCATCAATCGAATATGGAAATTATTCAACTATTACTTTTCGTAATATTGAAAGAGATTTTCCATTTGTTATTGATAATAATTTGCTTAAGATTAATTATCAATATCCATTTGTTGAATATATTATTGAGAGCGACTATATTGAAGATGTATTGGAGCCATCATTAAATGTATTTAATCATCCGTATTTAAATACACGCAATATGCTTTCTTTTCCTTTGCTATTAAACAAATATTTTTATGAAAACACCTTGAAATCAATTCATATTACTAATGATGCTATTCAAACATTTCATAATAAAATTGATGCGCATGAAAAATATCTGTCATTTTTGTCAATTAAGAATATTATTAATGAAACAAATTATTTACCTGAAGAGTTGTGGATAGATATTTATAAGTATTATTAATATTATTATAATACTAAATCTATTTTATTTACGAATCCACCAGTATTTTTAGTAATATTATATATTTTAATTATATTGTTTTCAAATAGTTCTTTTATAATTTCTTTATGTTGAGGATACATTTTAGTTAATTCTTTTATAATTTTTCTAATATATATGTTTTTATTATTAAGATGATCTATTATTATTGTTATTGTTGGTTGTTGATAAGTCACAAATGATAATTGTAGAGAATATATATTTACTATTATTGGCATATTATATATAATAATATTTATTCTCTAATTAATCTTTAGATAGCCTAAGCTATTAAAATAATAAAAATAATCAATTAGTGTTTTAATTGTATATATTTCATTTTGTATTTTAAATACTTCATATAATATTTACTTCCGGATCCTTCTTGTTGGTCTGGTTTAATTATTTCATCAATTATCTCTGCAGTTATTGGAATATAATCAATACGTCTATTAGTTTGTTGAACTATCTCAATTTTCTTACGTATATTTCCCTGTGCAGTGTCTGTTTCATCATCGTTATAATTGCGAATATATTTTCTAATATGTTCTTGATTAGATGGAGAATCCATATAATTTTTAAATTCTGAAAATAATAAAAATGATGCAATTAAATATTTTCTATTTATAAAACGCTTATAATAATCATATGATACTATATTATTAAGTATATCTATTAAAATAGGTGTATAATGAGCTTTATCATCAGGTGAAAAATTCTGAGGTGATTCTATTATACAGTCAATAGCTCGAATATATTCATCTTCTAATTTTGCGACATTGCCACCATATCTTTCACCAAGATATGGTAGCCAATAACCACCTAAACCAGTTTCTCTACTTATACCTTTTGATTGATATAACATAATTGGATCACCATTTAATAAATCAACTCCGTTCCAATTTAATGATGAAACATGAGCTATTAATCTTGTAGACAAAGGAGACTGAACTATATAATATTCTATATTTGGTGGTGGTTTTGTTAAATCTTGTTCTGTGCTAATAATATCATATAATTTTTTAGTATCATGATCTTTCATATATTTTAATGAGAATAACAAATCATCTATTTTCTTAAAAACAATATGATATGGGTCATCACTATCTAATATTATTACACCACTTTTATATGGTTTTTTTGGATCTAATTTTAACTTATCTGCTTGTGATATTACTATAGGTAGTATATTTTTTGTTTGGTCCTCTGGTGTTAATTTATTAAAATCTGCTAATGATATTCCATTTATTGTTGGAGATGGAGTAGATTTTTTTATTTCATCTGCAATTCTAATAATAACCTCTTCTGGGATATTTAAAGTTAATATTTTTTCCTTACCTTCATCTTCTATTGATTTAGATGGAATATTAAATTTTTCTAAAGGAAATAAGAATGAAGGACGACTTATTTGTCTTGCAGCCATTATATTTATAATATAGATAATATAAATAAAAATTGATTAATATATAAATTTATATATTAATAATTATATAATGAATAAAAGAGATACTAATAAAAAAAAACTACAAGAAATACAAAATAATAATATTATAAAAACGGAGTCTCTAATTGAAATAATAAAAAAAGATGGATTAGAACTTTTAAAAGATGTTTTTGAAAAAAAAATAGCTCAGAAAGGTCTAATAATGTTATATTCTCAAAGTCAAACAGAATGCACCAGAAATGGTATGTGTGGTATGGAAGTGGGTATGTCTCGTGAGAAAGATCAAGGTGCTGTATTAAAATTATTTCTAGGAGATAAAATAAATTTAGATATTGATAATAGTTTACCTGAAGATTATATTATTGGAAAAGAAAAAATATCAGCAAAACATACTAGTAGTAAAGTTGGTTCTACTGTAAAAGTTAAATGGACCTCTGCAGATATTTCTGTAAAAGATGCAATTAAATCTATGATAGAAGCAGATGATTCATATTATTCCAATCTTCTTCTAACTTATTTTGATATTAAAAATAAAAAAATTATTATTATTTGTATTACATCAGAACATAATAAAAATATTATAAAAACATTAAAAGAAAAAGCATTTAAAATTCCTGGAGGAAATTCAAGAGGAATTGAATATTCAACAATGGCTATGAAAGAACTCTTTAAAAATATATATTTTAAAGTTGAAATTGAAAATGCAGATTTAAAAGGAGGTATTAATCCAATTGATAGAAGAGTTAATTTACTTAAAAGTATAGGAATTACTCCTTAATAATATTGGCATATAATTCATCTTTTATTATGTTTTTTAGTATTATTATGTTTATTAAATAAATCAATTGAAAATGTTCCATAATTACATATTTTACAATAATATTTAAATCCATCTTCTCTATCTTTTAAATTACCATGATAATTTAAATAATGTTGTTTTAAATTAGTCATATTTTTTGATGTAAAATCACAATTATTACATTTATGTGGTTCTTTATAATCAGACCTTTTCTTTTTTTCACCAGTTTTATGTAATTCAGTTTGAATATGATTCTCCCAGCGTGATTTAATATTGGCTTTAAAATTACATTTTTCACATGTATATTTATATGTGTAAAAATAATGAATATAATATTTTTAATTAAATAAAAATTGATTAATATATATAAAAACAGTATATATTAATTAATAATGCCAAAATATCTAGTAGTAGTTGAAAGTCCAGCAAAGACTAAAAAAATTCAAGGATATTTAGGGTCAGATTATGTTGTTCAAGCAAGCTTTGGACATATTCGTGATTTAGATCCTAAAAATTTATCAATTGATATAGATAATAATTTTAAACCTCATTATGTTATTAATGATGATAAAAAAAAAGTAGTAACAACTCTTTTGTATTATAAACATAAATGCGATGAAGTAATTATTGCATCTGATTTAGATTTAGAAGGACAATTTATTGCTCTCTCTATCAAGGAAGTTTTACATTTACAAACTTATAAAAGAATTATTTTTAATCAAATTACAAAAAATGCTATTTTAGATGCAATTTCTAAGCCAACATTAATTCATATGCCATCATGTGATGCTCAATGTGCTCGTCGTATTGTTGATAGATTAATGGGATATATTTTATCACCTTTACTGCAAAAATACCTACAAGGTGGGACATCAGCTGGACGCACACAGTCAGTTGCTGTTAGAATTATAATTGATAAAGAAAAAGAAGTAAATGATAGTATTCAAAATATTATTGATAAACCATTTTTTAAATCAACAAGTGATTTTAAATATAATGATATTAATATTTCTGCTGTATTAATTAAAAATAAAGAAAATTATAAGATTGATTCTAAAGAATCTGCTCTAAATATTTTAAATCAATTAAATAAAACAATTGTTTGTAAAGTTATTAGTGCTAATATAGCCGAAACTCAAAGACATCCATCTCCACCACATACTACTGCTACTATAATGCAAGAAGCTAGTAGTAAATTAGGTATGAAAACAAAAACAATTTTAGACACCCTACAAAAGTTATATGAAAATAGCTGGATTAGTTATCATAGAACAGATTCGACAAGTCTTTCAAAAGAGTTTATAGGAATGACTAAAGAATATATTTATAAAACCTATGGAGAAAAATATTATAAATATCGAGAATATAAAGATAAAGGAGAACATACTCAACAAGCACATGAGGCGATTCGTAATATTAATCCAGTAGAGATTATTGAAGGTGAAAATATTACAAATGATATGCAACGTGTATATCATTTAATATGGCAACGTGCTACTGCTAGTATTATGAGTAATGCAATTATAGATGTTCAAACAATTAATATTGATATTTTATCTGGAGGTTCTAATAAAACTATTCTTCCAGATGAAAGTATATATCAATCAACTTTTCAAGAAGTTAAATTTGATGGTTTTTTAATTGTTTATGGAAAAACAAATAAATCAACTGATTCTGAAGAAGAAGAACATAAAAAAGGTTTATTAGATATTAAGAAAGATGTAATAATTAATCATATAAATACAGATATAATGCAAACTTTTACAACACCTAAATTAAGATATAATGAAGCAGGATTAATTAAATATTTAAAATCATCTGGTGTAGGCAGACCTAGTACTTATTCAGCAATCATTACCAAAATTTTAGAACGTAATTATGTAGAAATTAAAAATATAGAAGGTATTGAAAAAGATGTTATTACATTATCTGTTTCAAATAAAAAATATAATTCTATAAAAGAAAAAAGCAAAAAAGTTAAGATTGGTGCAGAGAAACAAAAAATGATACCTATTGAATTAGGATATAAGACTAATGAATTTTTAGTTAAATATTTTGATAATATTATTAATGTTGATTTTACTAGTGATTTAGAAACAAAATTAGATTTAATTGAAAATGAAAAAATTAAATGGTATAATGTTATTAAAGAATTTTATGATGCATTTAATCCAATAGTTATTAAGCTTAATCAAGATGCACCACAAAAAGCATTAGGTGCAGCATATTCAGCGAATGATAAATGTTTAGGTGAGCATAATGATAAAATGATTTATCTAACTAAATCAAAATTTGGTTGGTGTGTAAAAAGTATTAGTAAAGTCGACATTACTGTCGAAGGTAAAGTCAAAGGTAAAGATGACAGTAAAACTGAAAGTTACAAGTTTGGTTCTATTGGTGATATGGAACCAGAATCTGTATCATTAGAAGATGCTATTGGATTTTTAGAATATCCAAAAGATATTGGTAAAATAGGTTCATCAACTGTTGTATTAAATAAAGGAAAATTTGGATTCTATTTTAAAATAGCATCTAAATTAGTTGGAATTAAAGATAAAGAATATGACCCGACTGATAAAACTGATGATGAATTATTAGAATTAGCCAAGGAATTAAATGAAAATTCAGATTCATTAGCATCGAGTAATAGTTATCTTATTGGTAAAACAAAAGTATTTGTTAAAACAGGAGAACATGGTCCTTATATTATGGTTCCTCATGGAAGTAGTGGAGCAAGAAAGCCTACATTTATTAGCATCCCAAAAGGAACAGATCATACAAAACTAACTGCTGCTAAAATTAAAGAACTAATGGATAATCATTATAAAAAAGAGAAGCAATGGACAAAAAAATAGTTTTTATTTAAATACTTATTAATATATTATATAATAATGAATATTTGCTTAGCTGATTGTAATAATGATAATACTCCTGAATTTTCTTTATGTGGTTTAACATTACAAGGACGTGTAGTTGCATGCTATGATGCGGATACATGTAAGATAGCACTTCCTTTAAATAATAAATTCTATAAATTTACTTGCCGCTTAATTGGAATTGATACACCAGAAATGAAGCCTCGTAAAGATAAACCAAATAGAGATGCTGAGATTGTTTGGGCTAAGAAAGCTCGTGCTGAATTATTAAAATTAATTTGTGAAGATAATTTAAGTTCTAATTTTGATAATTTAGATATTAAGAAAGATGAAGTTATAAATATTTTAGGTAAAAATAAAAAAATTATTAATGTTAAGTGTGATACGTTTGATAAATATGGACGTTTATTAGTTGAATTATATAATACAGATGAGGATAAATCATTTAATAATATTTTAATTGAGAAGAATTTAGCTGTTAGTTATGATGGTGGAACTAAAAAGGCACCGTGGATATTATAAATGAATTATTAATTATTTTTTAAGATGAATGCATCCACGAAAAGGACATGATAGAATATCAACAACTATATGCAGAGGCCAGAATACAAAACAACACATACCTTTACAACAAACATCTGAGCTTTCAGCATCTGACATATTATCAGTTGGAGTATCCATGCAATAAAAGCAATCATTCATAGTTTTATTAGTATACTCAAAAATACGAAACGGTTTAGGTTCAATTGTAATAATAATAGCAGATGTATTAGCAATAGAAGTATTATCAATGGAGATATTATCAGAAGACATACTATATTATATAATTGTTAATAAGAATAAAATATTCAATTTTTATTAAATATATAGCAAAGCTATATATTTAATAAAGTTAATAAAACCAAAGGTTCTGAGAGTTAGATTAATCTATGATGATTCTTATGCCCTATCAATTTTTATTAAATATATAGCAAAGCTATATATGACCTTTTGAGTGATGATAATATAAATGAGCACTTAATCCAATAACAACATCTATTAATAATGGAATCCATGCATTAGGTGATTTATTTATAGCCATGTATGCAAATATAGCATAATTAATAGCATGAATTGGTCTTAAATTATTCCACCATATTTTATCTCCAAATACTTCAGGTCCTGTTTGTCTTGAATTTGTTATAAATATAAAAGCAAATCCAAATGATATAATAGCAGCAATATAACCCATATAGGGTAAATAATCTTTATTTATTTTTTTTGCAATATAAACAAATAATGTTCTAATACCAATACAACCAATTAAAAATACTAATATTCTTTTTTGTATATCATTCATTATTATTATATATATTATTATTATTAAAATAAATATATATTATTATTATACATCAAAATAGAATTTCACATTTCTATTATGATATAAATTATAAATACCCACATCTATTTGAAGTTCAATAATATATAATTTGCGTTCGATAACTGATACAACTGAATTATATTTAATACCATTTGCTTGAGCAATCATTTGTTCCTTCAATGCATTTGTTTGAGTTTTAATTTCTTTAAGCTTACTATTATAAATATCTTCATTTAGAATTTTACTATATTCACCTAATTCTGATTTATCTAAATCATCCATAAACTCTTTAAATTTATCTAAATCCTTATAAATAATTTTACTGAATAGTTCTGATTGAGTCTCTTTAGAACCCAGCAGAAAGGTTAGTAGTTCACGTTTACGTTCATAATTAGAGGTCATACATTTATTATTATTTATACTAATAATAATAAAAATATCAATTTTTCTAATAATTAATAAAATGTGAAATCGCTATAAACAGCATAATGATCTGATATATCAGTTTGAATTATATTTGAGTTAACATGTTTTAATATGTTCTTTTTGGATACTAATATATAATCTGTTGTATCACCTTGTGCAAAATTAGTAGCTTTACTTTGTCTGAATGCACTATAAAAAATACCTGTATGTTTTTTTATAAATTCAGTTTTAACTTCCCAATCAATATATCTTTTACCTTCTCTTTTAATAAGTAAATTAATATTAAAATCACCACATATAATTATATTTCTTAAATTATATAATTCTCTTAATTTATCAATTAATAATTTTGTTTGTTTTATTAATTTATCATCTTCTTTAAAAAATTCCCAATGAATATTAACTATATTAAAAGTTTTAAAATTATATTTAACAGTTGATACTATAAAATTACGATTCATAAAGCTATATTGATAAATTTGACTATTTATTAATGGATGTTTACTATAAATAGCATTACCTAAATAATAATAATTTCTATGTTCTTCTTTTAGAAAATTACCATTTTGACATGAACTAATAACTTTATATTTGTAGCCAATTTGTTCCATTAATTCATTAAAATATTCAAAATTAAAATTGTTTCTAATATATTCATAATCTTTAATATCGTTATCTATTTTTTCTTTTGTAATAGGAACAATTTCTTGTAAGCATAATATATCTGCATCAGCTTTTTTAAAGAAATCAATAAATCTTTTAATATCTCTTGATTTTTGAAATGGATTTAAGTTATTTCCAAAAACTGGAGATATACCTTGATTACATCTAGAAATCATATTATGCATATTAAATGTTAGTATTCTAATATTCTTTCCTTTTGATTCAATAACAGAATCAACTTTACAAAAATATTTAGAAATAGAATAGTCAAAATCTTCACCAGGATATAAATATGGTTTAGTTGAACTATAAATAACAACATTAGTGTTATATCCCATTTTTATTAATTCTTCCATTGATGGATATACATATTTTTTATTAGACATGTCTTCTAATTTAATTAACTCATGATTAATATTAATATTAGTCCCGCCAGATAAAGATTCTGGATTTTTTATCCATTGTTTTATATTTTCAATAGATACATCAATATAATATCTTTTCTGTAAATAAAATTTAATTGTTTTTAAAAAATCATTTTCATCTACTTTTTTAATAACATCCATCTTTTTACTTTCATCATAAGTTTTAGTTTCAGATGGTATTGATATATTATAATTAAGATTAAGAGCCTGTCTTAAAATTAATAAATCCGTTATTTGAGCAGGTCTACCTCTTTTAAATCTTGTCAATATATCGCATTTTAATCGTAGAAATTTAAAACCCATAAAATAATAATGATAATCAGGATTTAATATTAATTCTTGATAATCTTTTGCTCCACACATACTAGCTCTAACATTTAATTCTTTAATCCATTCTTCATTAAATTTAGGACTCTTTTCATAACTAATATCTAAATCAAAATTCTTTTTTTTATTATCTTTATTAAAATCATCTATAATATTATTATTAATATTATTAGATGATAACATAATAACATCTAAATCATTGATCTCTCTTAATCCATAAGTAAATAATATACCAGAACTAAATATAATAGAATTTTCTAATTCAGCTAATGAATATTTATTATAAAATTCTTTTAATCTATTAAATAATCTAATGGTATATTTCATATCTAATATTTTCCAACTTTGTTGTTTCTTTAAAAATTTCATAGTATTCTTGTTAAAATAAATATTTGAATATTCATATGCTTCATTATCATCATTATTAACATGAAGGAAATCATATAATGAATCAGTTTCTTTTAATAAAAATAATTCTCTTAATTGCATTTTAAAAGGACTAGAATTTCCTTGTAATGGAATTTCTTTATTTTTATGACTATAAACAATAACTAATATTTTATTTTTAGAATGAATATCAGTAAAACCAAGTTTATTTAATTTATATAAAATCAGATTATTAAGTTTCATTCTTCTTTCGTGAGCATATAATTGATAAACAATATTATACATTGTATAAAAATTGACTTTGATATATTTAGTATAATGAACTATACCATTTTCTTTTAATTTACTAAATAATTTTTTCATATTATCTTCTTGTGATATTGCTTTTGGAAAAACAGTTATAATAGAAATATCTTTCATGCTTTTAATATAATAATTTATCATTATATCATTTTTTTCATTTGTTATGTATTTATTCAAATATTGATTATTTAATAATATTAATGGTTTATCATAATCTTTTTCATTAATATTATCAAATAATGGATTAATTTGTTTATCACAACACCAAAATATAGGTTGTTTGTTAAATGACATTATATATAATATATATTAAAAATATAAAAAAATTAAATTAATTTGGAATCCACTCAAAACTCAATTGGGATAAGTTCTGGGACTGGTAAATGCATTTTTGGAATTGGGATAAGTTCTGGGACAGGTAGAGAATCTTTCGGAGGCAACTTTGGTAGGATAGATAGAGCAAACAATTCAGACTGAGAAGGTTGAGCTGCTGCAGCAGCTGGTTCATCTGGTTCATCTAGTTTATCAAAATGTTTTTTATAATAACCCTTTTTAAGGTCTGACCTATATTTATGCGTATCTAAAATCTCTTTAATTTCAGCCTCAGTAAAACGATGCATATGCTCTGGAACTAAATGCATTTTTTTATGGCAAATTAATAGCTGTTTGTTATACATTTTTTTATCGCAAATATTACAAACATTTTTTGTTTTATGCTTAATATAATCTGCATTGCGTGCGGCGGAAACATATGTATAAATGCGATTAATTTCATCAATATCCTTCTCTGAAAATAAATATTTTGTTTCAGGGCTAAGATGTTTCTTCATATGAGCATATAAATAGTTATTAGTAGAAAAAATTCTATCACAAATCAAGCATGTTAGAGTAATTGAATCCATATACTTATTATAAATAATAAGTATATGAAAATAATTTCAATTTTTATAAAATATATAGCGAAAGGTTATATAGTTTAATAAAAATTGAGCTTAGTCGTTTACACTCCTTCACCTAATAAAAATTGAATTCAGTCGTTGCACTCTTTCACCTAATAAAAATTGAATTCAGTCGTTACACTCCTTCATCTAATTATTAGTTAAACTATATAACCAAAGGTTATATAGTTTAATAAAAATTGAAAAAATTACAGTATATTAGATGTTAAGAATTTGTATATGTCCCATGCTCGTATGAACCAACAGATTAAAGATGAACTAATTCAAATTAATACTAATATTATTATTAACTTTGCGACTGATATGAAGAAGAAGATTACAAACAACGAAATTGTTCTTCCTCCTCATTGTAGTTTGACTCTCAACCAGAAACGCAATGAACACCCTGACTATTTTGTCAAAATCAAAATTGAACACCCGGAATCCAATTGTATTGGACATGTTCAATTTTGGCAAGCGACAGACGGAGAAAACAATGTGATTGCTGATAAGTTCGCTCTCATGTTTTTCTCATTTAATGACTACACATTTTTTGCAGATGGTTGTGCTGATACACTGGAACACTTGTTGGAATTCATTTCTTTTTGTCAAAACATTCTCCAGTATCAGACAATGGAAGATGGTGTGCTTAAAATCCACATTCCTGAACATCTTGTAGACCACCCATTTCTTGAAATTCAAACACAATTTCTGCCCAAGTAGGATTTTTTTATAAAACAAAACAAATAAATATTATTTTAATTCGCTAACATCTTTGCATTGAACAAAATATTATTTGATATTTAACAGTTGACCCCTTACACTTGAAGAAAAAATTTCTTTATAAAAAAAATAAACTATAATAAAAAAATATTTTAAATGGGGATAAGATCAGGGACTGGTAGAAAAGGAAGTGGAGGAATAGGAATAATAGAAATAGCAGGCGGAACATCGTCTACCTCATCTACATCATTCTTTATTTTATCACGAGAATGTTTCTTAATTTGTTTTCTATGCACATATATCTCTTCAATTAGTTTAATTTCTTCCTCAGAAAATAAATGTATTGTTTTAGGAACTAAATGTATTTTCATATGACAAAAGAGAGCTTGTTTATTACAAATTTTTTTATTACAAACCTTACAAGCTTTCTTCTCTCGTGTGCGTAAATACTGATTATTAAGATTAATTCGTGCTTTATTAATTAGTTTGATTTGAGTCTTTGAAAATAAATGTTTATATTCAGGAGTAAGATGTTTATGCATATGAGCATAGAATTTAGTAGGTGACTTATAAGAGAAAGTTTTAATACAAATATTGCAAGTATGCGTAGTAGAATCCATGTAATTTATTAAATTATATTATATGGATATATTATCAATTTTTATTAAATATATAGCTTCGCTATATATTTAATAAAAATTGAAAATATAATTTATTTATTAACAATTAGTTATATATTGTATGTTTAAGTCTCTCCAAGATATCAGCATTAAGTATAATATTAAGTTTGATGATAATGAAAATAAGCATAAACGCCAGATTATTCGTATGTTTAATAAAAATGATTTAATAGATGGTATTAATAAACTCGCAAATTATTATAGGTCAATTGGACCAGATGGTAATGAGTTGACAAAAAAATATTATTTACTGGGTATTAATTATGGAAGCATTACATCTATGATTTATCTAGGACATTTTTATAAATATATAGATACTGTTTTGATGGAAAAATATTTGATAATGGCAATTGATAATGGTAGTATTGATGCAATGAATATTCTTGCAAAATATTATTCAGACCTCAGAGAAGAACACGGATATGAATTAATGAAAAAATACTATTTAATGGCAATTGAGAAAGGTTGTAGTAAAGCAATGTATCAATTGGGTAATCATTATCATCATGTAGAATATACTGATAATAATCATTTAATAAAAAAATACTATTTAATGGCAGCTGAGAACGGTTCTGTATCAGCAATGTCTGGTTTAGCTTTATATTATAAATATATGGAAACAGATATAGAATTAATGATATACTATTTAAGGATGGCAGCTGAAAATGGACGTCAAGATGATATGCATAATCTTGGTGTATATTATGAGGAAATTAAAAATTATGATTTAATGAAACACTATTATTTGATGGCAATTGATAATGGTTATAGTTTTTCAATGGTTCGCCTTGCTATGTATTATACAAATATTGAAATAAATCCTGAATTAATGGTCAAATATTTAAAAATGTCTATTGAAAAGGGAAATATTCAACACATGGATACTCTTGGTACTCATTATAAGGAAACTCAAAATTATGATTTAATGAAACAATATTATTTAATGGCAATTAATAAAGGTTTTCATCAATCTATGTATAATTTTGCAAATTATTATAAATATATTAAGAAAGATTACGCTTTAATGTTAAAATATTATTTGATGGCTATTGATAATAATTGTAACAAATCAATGGTTGAACTCGCTCATTATTATTATACATTAGGTAATAATGATTTAATGCGTAAATATTTATTGATGACAGGTGAAATTGGTCAATTCCCATACGAGTATGAGATGTTCCATGATTATGCTGAAATTATTGGTAAATATAATTTAATTATAATTGATGTATTAAAAGAAACCTTAGAATTTACATCAAACGACGATTGTATTGTTTGTTATGAAAAGAAGGATTTATATAAACTTAACTGTAAAAATCATTCAATTTGTTTTGATTGTTTTTATCAGATAGTCTATATTAATATGGATAAGAAATGCCCGTATTGTCGGCAATAGACTAAGTCTATTATTATTTTATTAATTATTAGAAAAATTGATATTTTTTTATAATAATTAATATAATAAAATTATAATGGAATCAACCATATCATACATGTCATATTTTATTTCTAATACCCCTAGTGATATTACTAATGAGTTTTTTATTACAATTCCTATTTATGAACTAGTTGGAAGTAAAAATACAATGGTTAATGAGCATATTGATAAGCATATTATGTATTATATTAATAATCATTTATTTTTAAATAATGAAATTTCATCATATTTGCTTAATCATAATCTCTATAAGGATTCATGTATGGATAAAATTGATGAAATTAGTGATATGCTAGCAGACCGTTTTTTTGAAATTTCTGAAGGTAAAACTATTGAAATGTTCGCACCTGAATATGAAAATAAAGTTTTTTCAATTGTTGAATGTGAAATATCTAACTCATTTTTATTTCATTCATCTCCATTTATGTTTAGTATCTGCAATTTTCAACCAGCGATTCCAAGTTTATACATGCATAGACCTGAAGGTAAACTTACATTTATTCAAAATAATAGAGATACTGTTGGAAAAAATATTAGTAATGCGATTATAGAAGTAATGAGTATGAGGGATGATAATATAGATTTAACTAGAAATTTGAATATTAAAAATGCAGTTACAATTAAGCTTCATAAAAAAACATATAATGGAACAAAGGCTCTCTTGCACGACCCGCCCACTGTAATTATAGAACCAATCATTCTAATTAATTAATAGTTATTTTATAAAAATTGATTTGGTTGGACGCCCAAAATAAATATCTAAAATAAAAATTGATTTATTTTATCATATAATTGTTATTATAATAAATATTATGGAACACATTCAATACATTAATTTTATTATTAATAATAATAAACATCATTTATCCAAAGTTGAGTATAAATCATTCAATAAAGTTATTAATAGTATAAGTAAAAATAAGAAATATAAGAAGATTCCTTATTTAGTATTAGAATCTTTTTGTATTATATTACTGAATACTATTGAAAATATTAAACATAATATACGAGATATTGATTATATTAATTATATGAATTCATTAAATTCAGTAATTAAAGTTTTTAAATATGATAATAATAATAATAATAATTATTATAATAATAATATTATTATTGATATCGATTTATTATTAGAATTAATTGAATATAATAAATCTATATTAGATGATTTTATTAAAGAACATAATTTGTCAATTGATTTTCTAAATAGTTCATTCAATATTGCAGAATGTGCAGCATATAATTATATTTATGATATTTGTTCATATGATATTAATAATAAAACTTGGTGTAAAGATATTCAAAAATATATATTAAATAATCCATTAATTTTTATTATACTTAATGAAAGTAATACTAATAATATTTGTAATGATATTATAAAATATAATTTGTTTTCATTTGATGGTAAAATTAATAGTTTATTCAATTCTAGTATTAATATAGAATCAGATGAAGAATCAGATAAAAAATCAGTCTCAAATATTAAATTTATAATTTCATTATTGAACTCTGATACATCAAAGCAAGCGTTAATATTTATTAATATTTTTTATATTATTTATACTAAAGAATATAAATTGCTACATAATAAAAAATTTAGAGAATGTGTGTATAGTAAAATACTTGAATTAAAAGAATGTAAGGATTATGTTAAATATTGGATTGATAAATTTAATCTAGATTCGAATATTTTAGATATTATAAGTGATAGCTTTCATACTAATTTTCCAGTATATATCTAAAATATAATAAAAATTGATATTTTTTTTTATTATTATAGGTATAATAATTATATGGATCCACCACGCATTTATGACCCACTTTATATGATGAACCCAATAAAGTCTTATATTAAACCTATGCCTATTAACAAAACACATTCTATTTCACCTGAACCGGTATTTAAAAGAATGAGGATAAATTAATTTAATTCAATCACACACGCTTTATTTATTATTAGAAAAATTGATTTGGCGTAAGAATTTTACTTTGTAAAATTCTTACTCTCCAAATTAACAGTTATTAATAAAAATTGAAAAAGAAATATCATAATTACAATATTATAGATAAATTATGGATATCATCTCAAAGAATAAATCTTATTTTGATACTATTAGTTCTATTTCTAATCAACTAAATGAATGTTTTACTAAAAAAGGTTGGTTATCTATTTTTGGTCTAGTATGTAATGGTGTTTATTATTATTATTTAAATAAATTGGATGAATTTAATTACACATTAGGTGATTATAATCAGTTTAATATTATAATTCTGAAAAATCATGCAATGAATTATATTAAGAGTCATCCAGATATTATTATTAATAATAATAAGTTTTCAATTAATTTGAATAATATTAATGTAAATGTCTTTATTCAAAATTGTTCTGGGCTTAATTTTGAAAATAGTATAATTAGTTTGAATAATATCAATGTTTTGAATATTAATAATTTATTTGTACATGCACAAAATATTGTTAATAGACAATTAAATTCTCCAAAATTACAATTTAATTCTGAGAATATAGATAATTTGGTCAAGTTTCATCAAGAAACTCATCAAAAACTTTTATATTTTAAGATGGTTGAAAACATTAATAAACTAATGAATGAACAACAAACACAGGCTGCACTATCAAGTGCGTCTACATATATGACTCGTCGACCTGTTCCGATTGCTCCGAAACTTACCAGGAGTTTGAGTTTGCTACTGGAGGCAGTAAATTATATTGAAAATCAAGATAAAACTGAACCTCCTGCTAAGAGGAAATAAAAATAAATATTACTTTTTTTTAAAAAAAATATAGGATACTTTAATACTTCTACATATAAAATATACAATTTTATAATATGAATGAAAATATTATGAAGATAGAAAATAATATAAAAAAAATAAACGACTTACATGATATTATTTCAAAAAAAGTAAATGAAGTTAATCAACGCATCGAAACTTTCAATAAGAAAAAAAACTTAAAATTAGAGGATTCGACCCCGTTTTTAGTTTTTCAAAACAAGATACTTCAAAATGAATTATTATATTTAAATAATCACAAACAAATAATTAATAGTAGCTTAAATAATATGATTTATGGAATATCAGAAAATATAACAATGATGGCATTAACTGTTATAACAATGTATAAAGATGTTATAACTGGTGAAAATAAATTAGTGAAGATATCTCATAAGAAGGATGATAATATTAAAATAGTAAGTGATATAACTTATAATTTAGAGTTAATAAATTCTATGATAATTGATTTAAGAAAATATAATGAAGAACTAAATGATACAATTAAAAAGAACAATTTACATGCTAAAACTTTACATGAAAATATAGAATTTGTATGTGGGCATGTTGAATTAGAATATAAAAAACATACAAATGATATACAAAAAGCTTTAGAATATTTTACGCAATATACCGAAAAAATTATAGAACAAAATGAATATATGATTTTATTAAAATTTGTATCTTAATATAATGAAAAAATATATACTTGAACCTTATTTTGAACAAACATATTCATCAAGGATTGATCAAGGTATTACTAATCAAACTATAGTAACTAGAATTGCAACAGGTTCATATGGAATAAATAGTAAAGATCCAGTTAATGATAGTATTTTGTTATCTGGAAATATTAATACAGGTATTAATGATGCTAATTCACAAATATCAACAAATGTATTAATTAATGGACAACCTGTGCCAATTGCTACAACAAATTATTATTCAAGAAATGTACAACCAGCTAATAATTCACTTAATTTATACCCAATAGGAACAGATAATAAACCTGAAATCAAATCATATAATATAGCACCAACTGAGTCACCATTTAAATTACCAGTTATAAATGATAATAGTTTTACATATTTTATAATAGGTGTAGTTGTTATATTAATAATATTAATAATAGTATATTTTTTTATATTATAATCTTTGATTTATTAAATATCAGATTCTCTTTCATTTTGAATTGGTTTAAAAGATGATGGAAAAATATCTGAATTAATTGATGTAGTGCTTGAAGATGGCATTATTGGCGGACGAAATGTTTCAGGTGGATTAACCATTGTGCATAAATAATGAGCAAACATACTGTCATTTAAACCAAATGGAAGATTAATTATTGGTTCTGATTTGTTTTCTTCAACATCCCAATTACTTAATGATTCTTTTCTATTTATCATATGTTTAGATCCTTCATCGCAATCATTAATTATTTCATCTACAGTAATATTATTATTAATATTATTATTTATATCTTCTACATTTTCTTTTAGATTATCATTTATTATTTCCATCTCATTAATCAAAAATTTCTTATTCAACCAATTTTTGATTTGACTAGTGCTATGAAATTCATGACAAATACTTTCAAATGATCCATCATCATTATTTTTAATAAAATCATCTATGTGTTTTGAAAAATTATGAATTTCATCATTATATTTATATTTATAATTTTTAGCTAATTTCATAACATATTCTGTTATTAAATGAACTGATTTATCTTTATTATCCATTAATTCATATAATTCTCTAATACTATAAAATTCATCCATTTGATTTCTTTTATTTTTACCAAATTCTTTATATAATTCAATATCATTATAAAATTCAATAGTATAATGAATATTTTCATTATAACTTGTTGATTTATCATATGATAAATCGATGCCATATTCCATAAAACATGAATTTACAGCAAATGATATATCTGATAAATCATCTGTTTCTAAATTATATTCTAATTTCTGTATTTTAAATTCATATCTTTTATAAACAAAACTTTCTAATTTAGGATTATTTTTATAAAAATTATAATTAAATATATTTGATTTCATCATACCCATTCTTTCTTTTATATTTTCTTCTACTTTTTGAAGACTTTCAGATTTTAAATAAACAGGTGCTCCACGATTTAAATATTCTTCTTTTCCTTTTGTTCCGTTTGTTTTATTAATATGTTTATTAAATGTTAATCCATTATTAATACCTTTAATTTTTAAATTTGTATTAACTTTAGAAATAGTTGTTTCTATTACTTCTATCTCATAATAAATTTGTTTTACTCCTAATTTTCCTGCTAATAAAAATAACATTTCTCTTTCTGTTTCAACTTTCTTTTTATTATACAATTTCTCACTAAAATATTGATTATTAAATAAATGAATATATAATGTATTTGTATTTGGAAAAGGGGATTCATCAAATGTTAAATTACTGATGTTATTTTTTTGAGCTCTTTTTAATTTTTCAATAACAGTATCTATGTGAAATAATACAATACCTTTATTTTTTAATCTTTTTGTTATTTTATTATAGACTGATTTGAATATATGTTTTATAAAATATTTATCTTCTAAAAACATTATATATTTTTCCTTTGAAGGTAATAGACTCATATATATTTATTATATATTAAAAATATATATGAGCGATATAATTATAACTCACGAATAAAAATTGATTCGCAGATTTGATTTGCTTAGCAAATCAAATACAGCGGATTAACTTTCTAATAATTAAATCAAAGATTTAATTATTAGAAAAATTGATTGAAGTATAGAAAAATCTAAGATTTTTCTATTCATTTCAATCAAAAGTTATTCGTGGCAAGTTATAATTTACAAAGTAAATTATAACTCACGAATAAAAATTGATTTACTTTATCATTAATATTATTAGCTAATAATATTAATGCTTAATCTTTTCATCTACACATCAGTTTTACACCTAACTATTGCGTGTTATAAACTCATCTCATTTTATGTTTTAACAGAAAATAAAAATGATTATATTAATTCTTACAATATTTATAATAATTATGATCAGCTTAAATTACTTATTAAAACAACAACCCGATTAGTTTTACACAAAGAATTATTATTTCGTATTTATCTTGTTGAATTTATGAAATTAATTTTAAATGAAGATGATATAATTATTAGTTGGGTTATTATCTTTTCAGTATTTAATATTTATTATCATAAATATTCTGATAATATTATTATTACTAGTAATTTTATTAAAACAGCTATTATTTCAATATATTTAATTAATACAACTATTCTTGGTTCAGTATTTATTCACTTGTATTCTGAATTAAGTGGAATTGTTATTCATAAAATGCTTTTTAAATATTTCATTATTAATAATATAAATAGTTTTAAATCAAATAATATTATTAAACATAACGATGTAGATCATGTTAATAATACAACTAGTTTTAAATCAATTGGTGAGTTAGAATTAGTTAGTAAAGCAGATGTAGAGAATCTATTATCTAACAAGAAAATAGATTAAATATATTATCTTGTTAGATAATAGATTAAATATATAATATAATATAATGAATAATATTATACAGTTAATAGAAAATAATAATTTGTCAATTGATGATTATAATATAATTATTAATGTATGTAATAATAAAATATATAATATTCAAAATCAAGAGCTTAATAACATTTTTTTAAAAAATATTAAAAATATTAAAATAATAAATGAAGAATTAATAAGTTTTTTTAATTTAATTGAAAAAACTTTAAAAATTAATATAGATAATAATTTAAATTCTATAATCCTAAGTTTTGATTATAATGAATATGCGATTGATTTATGTATATATAGTGATGAGGAAGAGTTTGTTTTATTAGATGAAAAAATACATATTTTAAATAAAAAAACATATTCATACGAAGTATATTATGAAAATTGTGATAAAAAGTTATTAAAAATTTTAGATTTTAAAAATGTAAATTGCGATGAATTAAATAATTTTATAAAAAGTCTATTTGAATGTATTCCATTAAATTAATTATATTAATTATAAAAATAAAACCTAGAGTTTATTATATATGTTCAGAGTTGTATACCCAGCTGCTGTCTCTATAGATGCAAACGATTTCAATGAAGCATTTAAAAATGCTATTAAAAGACAACAATTTTTTAATGTTGAACAAATGATTATTATGGATCAATTAAACCAATACAGAAGAGCTAATATTATGTATTCTGATATGGGTGGAGGTAAAAAGAAAGCTAGTATTAAGCACCAATCTGTTCCATATTCAACTGTTGCTCCATTTATTGGTGTAACTGTTGGAGCTGATGGTAAAGTTCAACCAGCCATGTCTATGTCAATGGGTCCAGGATTACCAAACCTTATGTTTCCATTAGGATCTCAAACTAAAGATGAGCCTGCAACTCCTGCTACTGGTGCTACACCTGCTACACCTGCGGCTGCTCCTGCTACACCTGCTTCTACTGGACCTAAAATTATAATAGGTCCAAGTGGTACATTTATGCAACCAGCAAATTCAACTGGCATGCAAGCATCAATGCTTATTCCTGGTTCAAATCAATTAGTTGGAGTAAACCCTGCACTTCCTGTTGGAACAGATGGCAAACCATTTATTGGTATGGGCATGCCTTTTGGAGTAGGCGGTGTTCCATTAATGCGTCCTGGTATGGTTCCTGGTTCTGGATCACCAATGGGCTTTATGCCTGGTATGGGTATGGGTATTCCCATGGGTAGAGTTTGGTAGAATTATTAATATTAATATATTATTCTTAATGAAATTGTCGCAGGTGCGGTTGCTTCAGTGCAATCTATATAATTATTATGTATAGATAATATCTGAACTTTTTGATTTTTATATTTGATATCCATTCCATTTTTTATTTTACCTTGTTTTAAATATCCAAATAATATATATCCGATTGATTGTATATGATTACTTTTAATTATATTAAAAATAACATCATCATTGTCATTTATATTATTTCCATTCATATTATTTTCAACATAATTCATCAAATTATTAATATTAATATTAATATTAATATTAATATTAATTATTAAATTAAAATCGATTAATTTTTCAATATTAGTTCTCATCTTTTTATTACATTGAAAAAACAAATATCTTTCATTATCATGAATAATTGAATTAAAAAATATATCCTTAGATTTTGTTTTATTTTTAAAAAATCTACTAACATTAGAATTAGATTCAACTAATATTCTATACTCAGGAACATATGCATGATTTCTTTTAATTGTTATATTTAACCATAAGTTGTCTTTTATACGATTAATAATTATATTCTCAATATAAGAATTACAACCTTCTGCCATTAATTTAATAATATCTAATGAATAATCTATTTCTTCTTGTAATAAATTTTCATATAAATAACCATTATCACAAATACCAATATAATAATAACATATACCATTTCCTTCATTAATTCTCCAATTCATTTGTGCAGTTAAATGATTTAATCTAGTATCAGTTACATTAATAAAATGTCGTTTGTATTCTATATTTCCATCTTCTATTTCTGCTGGTGCTATTTGCATTAATATTAATATTAATAATAATATATATTTATATTAATATTTAATCATTTTAAAGTTCAAATCATAAAACGGATTTTCAAAATACTTTTGTAGAAAAAATCATATATTTCGCACACACCTAAAGTGAAAAGTGAAGGTTCACTTTTTAATACATATTAAAATCATTTAAGAAGAAAAAATCTCGTATTAATATATAATGGTAAAAAGTGAACGATATACATGTAATATATGTAATAAATTGTATAGTAGCGCATCATCTATATGGAATCATAGGACTAAATATCATAGTTCACCTAATATTGACCAAGGTAAACATATAGTCAATATAAATGATGTTTTGGGTAAACAATTGGTAAACATAGATAATGATTTTTCACTTTCACAAATCGAAAAAGATGAACAATATAAATGTAGAAAATGTAATAAAATATATAAATATAAACAAAGTCGTTGGTTTCACGAAAAAAAATGTAATGAAATTGAGATAAAAAATATAAATCATGAAATTATTAAAAATAATAATAATAATTCACAAATAATAGAAAATCAAAATAATGGAATTGTTAATAATACCATAAATAATGGAACTATTAATAATATAACAATTAATAATTATGGGCATGAGGATTTATCATATATAAAAGATGATATTATTAAAATAGTATTAGAGCGTTTAACACATCACGATGATGCTAGTATGAAGAATGCAATACCTAGATTGGCTAGAATGATACATTTTAATCCAAAACATAAAGAGAATAATAATGTTGAGATAAATAGTGTTAGGTCAAAAACAGCTAAACAAATGGTAGATGGTAAAATGAGACATGTTATAAAAGAACAATTAATAACAGATATACATAGTAAAATTATTGATTTTTTACAAAATTATATCAATAAACATAGATTAGATATAACTAGAAAAATGACAGAATGTTTGAAACATTATAAATTAAAAAATCCAGAATATATTAAAAAAATTATATTAGAAGAAATTAATTTATTAGGTTATGTATTTTATAAAAATAATATGGATATTGATATTGAATAGATCTTATTTTATAGTTTCAGACATTTTCATTTCTAAATATTTACCTTTATATTTGTAATATTTTCTTTTTAATTTAGTAATAGTATCATATACATCATTATCTTCATCTATATCATCTGTTATAGTAACTGATATAGATTCTTCATTTATTATATCTCTTGCAAGATATCCTAAATTAATATTAATATTTTTAAATATATCTTTTAATTTTATATTAATTCTATCATTAAATAAAATAATAGAACTATTCATTTTTAATACACCTAAAAGCTTTCTATAAAATTCATCATTTAATGATTGATTTTGTATTTTTGAATAATAATATAATATTTTAGCAAGTGTTTTATAATCAGAATTATTTAAATTTATCATATTATAAAATATTTTTGGTATATCTTCTTTAAAATTATATATCCATTTATAAAAATCATCTTCTTGTTTTAAATAATTAAACATAACCAATGGATCTATTATTATTTTCTTTATTCTATTATCCATATTATATGTGAATGATTTATTTAATTTTCCATCACAAAAAAATAATTGTTTACAAGTAGCTTTATTACAAATAAAATATTTAAATATAGTAAGTTGTTTAGATATAGTCTTCCATGATAAATTAGACAATATTTGGATTAAGCATATATTGGTAATAAATTTTTGTATAATACTATTAATACTAATACTAATACTAATACTAGTATTATTATTATTATTATTATTATTATTATTATTAGTAATTAATTTATATGTATCATTTAACAACATTATTTTTGTTATTTGATATATCATATTTTCTGTATATATTTTTGGATTATATAATATTGATATATCATTAGATTCTATAGATTTATATAATTTAACTAAATAAATAATTAATGATTTTGTTTTATTATTTAAATTCTGTATTAAATTTTCATTTTTAATACATATATATAATATTTTTATAAATATATCATTAATAGTTCTTTTATCATAATTAAGAGGATATAGTGTATTTGACATTAATTCATTTAATATTAATTCCTGATTATCATCATTTATAATCATTTTAAATTCATCAAATGATTTCTTTGATATATCATCAGTTATATTCAATATATAATTGTTCATTAAATTAATTATATTTGGTTTCTTCTTGTAAAGAACTCTGCATGATATATCAAATAATGTATTAAAATGATTCAATACAAGAATATTTAATAAATTTTTTATTGAAATTAAATTATAATATTTTATTGGATAGGGTTTAATATTATCATAATTAGTTTTAATATTATCACCCACTGATATTTTAACTGTTTTATTATTAATATCACAAAAATAATTTCTTTTTTTTTTTATTAAAGTTGGATTTTTAATAAATTCAATATGTTCTTCAATTGTTAATATATTACCATAATAATTTATTTTAATCAGTTTTATTAAATTAATAATTTGTATTATTTTACTAGTATTAGATATATTTGTTGTATTTTCACCTGATATAAATGCTAAACAAAAATTCAAATATCTACAGACTCTATAATATATTTTATTATTATCTTCATCGGGTGTTGTATCATTATTAGAATGTAATTTAAGAACATTAATTAAATTCATTAAATTAAGATTTATTGGTAGAGTTAGTTTTTTATTATATTTTTTATTTATTTCATTTATTATTATATTCAAAAAATCAAAATCATTTTGATGTGATAATGTTTTGAATATATAAAATTGATCACATATTAATTCATTTTTAACTATAAAAAAAGTTATAGGAAATGAAATCGGAAGAGTTGTTATTCCGTATGAAAAATTACATAATATTATATTGTGGACATTATTATTAATATTAATATTATTATTAGTTGTATTTATTATTAATGTATCATTATTAAATTCAACATTAAATGGTAAATTAGTGCATTTATTGTATACCTGAACAGGTAAATAAATAATCATCTTATTAATTATAAAAATAAATATAGTTTAAATAGATTTTATAAATTTATTTTTGTGTTTGTGAAACTAAATTATAAATCAGTTGTTTATATTTATTAGGTTCATCTTTCCATAATTTAGAACAATCAATATTAGCAGGTGATTCAAAGTTTGGTTCAGAAATCATACTTAATATACTCATCATAATACTATCAATTCCATGACTAGGATTCCATCGTTCATAATCTTTTTCATAACCAAATTGATCTGATCCTTGATGTAAAATAGAAATACACACATCACCATTTGTATGAATATTTGGATGTAATATATTATTAAAAATAACTTTTGGTGGTTTAATAGGATAATCTTGAGGAAATTCAATTCTTCCATCAAATATTCCGCCTTCATAATAACAATCACTTGGACCAATTAATACAAAGTCCCAAATTAAAAAATTATTTTCACGAGGATTAACTGAATAAAAATAATTAGGTTCTTTATTAATTTGTTTTAATTCAGATGCGAGACGTTTAAATGCCATTACTAATATGATATTATATTAATAATTTAAGATTAAATCAATTTTTATTAAACAAAACTTTTAGTTTTGTTTAATAAAAATTGATAATTAAATAATTTATAATAATTAATTATTTAATTAATGCAGTGTTCAATTTGTAATCAAAATCAACAATTTACTTCATCTGATACTATGTGTGATGAATGTATTGATTCTATAGATAAATCTAATAACTATTTTAATATTTATGTAATAGAATGTGAAGATAAATCTAATGACTATTTTAATATTTATGTAATAGAATGTGAAGATAAATCTTCTGAATATAAATATTATATTGGAAAAACAACTAATGATGTTAGTATTAGATTCAATCAACATAAAAGTAGTGATAATACATGTGCATGGACTAATAAATATAAACCAATTAAAATAGTAGAAACATATAAAACAAAAGATCAATTAGATGAAGATAAAACTACAAAAAAATATATGATGAAATATGGTATTAATAGGGTTCGTGGCGGTAGTTATACTAAAATTGTATTAGATGATTGGATGATTAAAAGCTTAGAACATGAATTTACATCTGCTCAAGATAATTGTTATAATTGTAATGAAAAAGGTCACTTATATCGCTATTGCGATTATAAAGAATGCCCACTTGATAAAAAGTTAAATATTCAGAAATATTTGGAGGAGTTTATAGATACTAATATTGATATGGAAATAAATAAATTAGAAATAATATATGAACAAATTATTATTCTTAATCATAAAATTAATTGTTCTTCTGATAGATTTGATATAAATAAATATAAAAAAATCATTACTGATATTAAAGAATTAGATAGTATTATACTTTCAATTCAACAAAAAATGCAAGATATTGAAAAATCACCTGATAATGAACCTATAACTCGAAATCGTGGATACTCCTCGAATAAACGTTCGTTATTAAACGCAAAACACACTGAAAAACAAAAATTAGAAACAGAAAAAAACAGTTTATTCTCTCAATTAACTAATTTTAATGATATTAATTATTATTATGGACAATTATTTATAAATGATAAAATATATCTTGAATCTCAAGCTAATCAAATTATTAAATTATATAAACTTCGAGCATTTAATTTGGAGAAAAAGAAAGAATTAAAAGAATTATTAAATATTCATACATCTGAAGAATTAATTAAAATGAAATTAGAAGGATTATATGAAAAGAAAATTAGTATTTTAAGTAATTGATTTATAATAGATATCCAAAATAAAAATTGATTTATAATATAAAGAATATATTATTAATATTATTAATGGGTTGTCCTTCATGTTATCTAACTAATAAAACATCATGTAGTATATGTGGTTTTAAATCAAATGATTCTACATCAAATAATAATACTACAAATATTTATATTTTAGAATTAACAAATAATAAATATTATGTTGGTAAAACAAATAATCCAACATTTAGATTAGAACAACATTTTACAAATTCAGGTTCTGCTTGGACCAAAAAATATTCACCAATTAGAGTTATTGAAATAATTCCTAATTGTGATGATTTTGATGAAGATAAATATACATTAAAATATATGTCAATGCATGGAGTTAATAATGTTCGAGGTGGTTCGTTTTGTCAATTAAAATTAGATAAATCAAATACTGATACTATTCAAAGAATGTTAGATGGTTCTACTAATAAATGTTATATTTGTGGTCAATCTAATCATTTTGCTCGGCAATGTAATAATAAAGAAGATGATTGGAATTTTATTGACATATTATCATCTTTATTAGCAGTAGTAAATGATTTAAAACAACAAAATAATAAATCTAAAAAAGAAACTAGTAAAAAATGTATAAGATGTGATAGAACAGGTCATACTGAAGAAAATTGTTATGCTAAAACAGATAAAAGTGGAGAAGAATTATTAACCTTTGGTTGTGAATATGTTGAAGTTTTTGCATGTGAATATTGTGGTAAAGAATTTGAAACAGAAAAAGGTGCACGATTTCATGAAAACATTCATTGCACTATGAAAAATAAGAAAACTAAACAAACTACTAAATCATCAAAAAATAAATGTTTCAGATGCGGACGTGAGAATCATTATGCTGATGAATGTTATGCGAGTAAACATATTAATGGAAAAAATATCCAATAAATTATATGAATAGAGATATATTAAAAATTCTTTATAGAAATTCAAATATACTAAAAAATATTTCATTAAAATTTTTATTAAATATGAAAGGTGGTGGAAATAGAAAACTAAAAGTAGAATATAATAATCATACTTATGTTTTTGAAGAAAATGAAATAAATGATAATTATTATACATTAAGTTCAATAGAAGTTGATGGATTAGATTGTGTAGTAGTATTAATTTCAACTGAAGATAATATTGCAGAAATTCATAGTATAACTAATAGTAAAAGTTGTATGGCTAATACTAATGAAAATATTGGTTCTCATTTATTAAAATTAACTATTAAAATGATAAAAAAATATGCATCCAAATATAACCAAAAGGTTAATATTAATAAAATAAGCTTAGGAGATATGAGTATAAAAAAATGTGGTTCTCATTATATTAAACTAACTAAAATGTTAATTTTATTAACAGGTCATACGTGGTATGGTAAATATGATTTTAGACCTAGAGATAATATTACTAACAATATAGATAAATATCAAAATAAGAAATATGAAAATAATGTTAAAATAATGGATACACTTACTGTATCAGATATTAATTTAATTAAATATATTAAAATGACAAAAAATAATAATTTCATAGATAAAACTAAAGATACTATTATCAAAAAACCAAAAATGTTATTAAAAGATTTTTTAAGAAAATTTCTTAAAGATTATGATAATATGTGTGAATATTTTTATATGTTTTATGAGCAATTATATAATGATATAGGATTAACTGATTTTCAAGGAGGTTCATTTGTGTTATGTGAGTTTCAAAATTAACAAAGTTAATTTTGAAACTTCGCTAACAGTTTTGGGTTTTGCAATTTAAATTTACAAATTTAAATTGCAAAACCCATTTGTGTTATTATTATAAAATATTAAGATAATAAAAAATTGATTAATAAATAATTTATTATTATAAATTATTTAATTAATGACAGATACTGACAGTGATGAATCAATTTATTATTCTGATGAAGAAGAAAATAATAATAAATGTATTGAAAAATATGAGCTAACAGTTTGGAAAGCATATAATAATTTGCAATATTATATTCTAAGAAAAGCAACAAATTATGATAATAATACTATGTTTGAAAATTATTATGATTTAGATACTTTCAAATCTCAACCAGAAAATAAAAAATTCATATCAGAAATCAATCGATTGATTAAGAAATTTGATATCAAAAAATACGAACATCATTTAGAAAAATTGCGTGACCTTCATAATGGTTATTTTTATGCAACTGTTATGGATATAGATGATTTATGGGATGCATGTATTGAATTAGAACATAAATATGATAACATTAATATATTATATGATAATTATGAGGAAGTTCATAAATATTATAATCCATAAAATAATCTATAATAAATTAATGACTGATTTGAAATGTCCTTATGATGATGTTGCTAAAAATTATGTGATACCAACAGGTAAATGGTTGGAAGCTATTAATAAATTAAAAATAGATGATATAAATACATCAGGAACAATAATTATTAGTGAATTGCTAGAAAAAGAAAAAGTATTGGTTAAAGTTACAACAAATAAAAATGTCAAATTAAGAGATATTAACCAAAAAATTAAAGGTTTACCTAATTTTGTTTATACTTTTTGTGTATTTTTTTGCAATGATTATTTAGATGTTATATTACGAAATAAAGAGTTTTGTAAATTATCAACTGCTAAATATAAAGTCACTTTAGAAATCATGAAATTTTATAATGGTGGTTCTATTACAAAGCATACAATTAATTTAAAACAATTTAAATTAATATTAAAACAATTAGTATTAGCACAAATTAATTTATTTAGAAAAAATGGTATTACACATAATGATATACATTCTGGAAATATTTTAATTCATAAACATTCTGGGAAAGTAGAATTAAATTATGCATATTTAGAAATACCAGAAAAAATAATATCAGAATTTGAATTTATTTTAAGTGATTATGATAAATGTGTTCAATTTCATCCAAATAATATTAATGAAAATGGATATGACGAAGTAGAGATGAATGTTAGTGAAGTATTAGATGATTTAATACAATATACATTATTATTTAATATTATAAGAACAATTAAAATATTATTAGAAAAATTAAATAAAGATGAGAAAGAATTATTATCAAGACTTTTTCTAGAGTTTGAAGAAAAATATCAAGAAAGATATTATCATAGAGAAAGAGAATTATTAAATAAATATCTTGATAGTTTAAAAAATAAAGATGTCTTATTGCCATTTAGAGAATATATCAAAAATTCATCAAATAATTGTTTGAATTATTTTACTAAATATTATAATCAATGATTTATTTTAAATAATTATTAATTAAATAATCAACATATTCTTTATGATTATTAATATTTAATAATTTTAATACAACATCATTTGATAATAAATGTTCATAATAAGAACACCATTTATTATATTTTGCATATAGTTTAGGATATAATAAATGAAACTCATATTGAATTCTATTAATTAACTGTAAAAAATCCATATAATGTTTTTTATTATATAATTCATAAATTTCTTTATTAGTATCATCTTCATAATATTTTAATATTTTATAAGTATTTGGATATATTTGTAAATATTTGTCTTTTGTTATTTTATAAAATTTTGAATGTTTTGATATAATTTTTTTAAATAAAGAATCTAATTTATAATCTTTACGTTCCCATGGTAATTTCTTTTTTAATTTAATACAATCATTTATATATTTTGCATCATTATTAATAATTTTATATGTTGCAACAAACATTTCATTAAACATATAATTTGTTATATTATTACCTTTTATTGTTTTATTATAATATTTACCATATTTTTTATGTAAAGATAAACCATAATCAATAACATTAATTTGATATCCATTAAATGGGATTTTTTTATCCATAAAATCAAAATATTTTTTATTTGTATTATTAATTATAATATTTTCAAGATGTAAATCACCATGACTATATCCACCATTATATAATATTAAAATAATTTTACATATTTGCAATAATATAGAATATATTTGCTTCTCAGTTAATGTGTTTTTTATTAAAAAATCCTTAAGGGTGATTCCGTCTTTATATTCTAATAAATATTTAATACACCATTTAGATTCATTTAATTTTTTAAAATATGGGATATCTTTATATAATTCATTAGTTTGAATATTATCACAATTATTAAATATTTTATAATCATACAATTGGGTAAAAAATGATTGATCATTTGTATCTTTAATTTTATTTATAAATTCATGTAAATCAATTTCTCTCCAAATTTGCTCTTTATAATCTCTAACTTTTTCTTTTAATTTTTTATCAGAGTAGAATATTTTTTGAGTTTTTAATACATATTCTTTATTATCTTTAATTGTTTTAACTAAATAACTAATTCCAAATGTTCCTGAACCTAATTTTTTTATAATTTGTAAATCATCAAAATTAATCATTTATTATAATAATATATAAATTAATATTTATATTAAAACAGAAAAGGATATACTAATTAAAAAATTGATTAATTATTTATATAAAATGAAATTATGTATTATTTAATGTCAGTTTTAATCAATGTTCATTCTAATGACTTAACAACAATTACAAATCAAAATCCTATTCAAATTAGAATTTATGATAATATGACTAATGAATTTCAATATAAGAAAAAAATAATTATTCAGTTATGTATGTTATATCCTCAACATAAAAAATTAATTAATGATGTATTTAAAAAGAATGTAATTTTTTCAAATATGAGCAAAGATTTTATTACAAAAAAAATAAATAGTTGTACTGTTAATATATATTAATAAAAATTGATAGGGCGTAAGAGTTTTACTTTGTAAAACTATGACTCTCCTTATTAACTTTCTAATAATTAAATCTTTGATTTAATTATTAGAAAAATTGATTTATCTACATATTTATTTTAAATATTAAATATTAATGTCTCATTTAGAACATCAAAAAGACCTAATTAATAATATATCTAATATGATTTCTAATCAAAAAGAAATATTAGATGAAATGTTTGCAAATTTTATTAAAAAAATGACAGTTGAAAATCCTATAATTAATAATTATAATCATGTTGATAAATTATTATTAGATAGTAATTCTGACTCACATATTTTTTATGATAGTTTCTTTGATAATGATATAAATGTATTATATTGGTATGATATGAATGAAAAAAAGTTTATTAATAAAATACATAAATATGATGCTAAAATAATTAAAAAATATAATTTTGATATTTATTTGGAAGAAAATTTATTTCATGGAAAACCAGTTAAAAATTTAATTAACATTCCAATGAGAGAAATGTATGCGTATTGTGGTTGTAATCATAATAAGTCTTGTCAAAAAAAAATGCCGTTAGTAGTAACACCATGTAATCAGACTGTTGAACAAATTCCTATAGGAGATTATTGTATTAATTATCCTAATTCTCGAATGAGCAGAATGATATTATTACCTATTTCTGAAAGAGAACCAACAATAAAACTGACATTATATTTAGATGTAAATTTAAATATAATTATTCCCGAAATTAAAACAATTATTATTAATAATTATGCACCTTTTTCTATTTATGGATTATATTCTATTAAACATATTATTAATAAATCAAATAATGTTGTATTTAATAAATATAGTATTGAGTATAATAATTTTATTAATATTGAAAAAGTAATAAAATCATGTAATAATTATATTAATTCAATTCATCAAAGAGATTTATTCAATGATGGAACATTATTTAATCATATTTTAGATTTTTTTGAATATAATAATATAATTAAAGATATCGAGCATCATTTATTATTTCAAAATTCAATTAAATTAGATAATTCTCAAGTAGAAGAAAATAAAATATTTAAAAAAACTATAAATGAGATTGCTTGTCAAACAGAAACATTTAATGGTGATACTAGAGTAATAATTGAAAATAATATATTAACTATTTTTTATTATAATCATGATGAATTAAATTTATGTGATTATTTACCTAAATTAACAAAAGATATTGAAGAAGATGGTAGAACAATAACTATAAATTATACAAACATTGAAAGAGTTTGTATAATTTGTTCTGATTTTAAAAAAATTACTAAATATTATCAAGGTATTAAACATATTCAATTATTTAATTGTAAGAATTTTGAAAGAATTCCTCATTATCTAAAAAAAGATTTATTGTTTTTTACAAATGATGGAAAGAATCAATTAGAAAATAATGAATTACCACCATATACAAATGAGTAATATGAATATAATAACAAAATAAATTAAATATTCTGCTATTAATAATCATTTTCTTCATCAATTTCTTCATAACTATTAATATATTTATCACATGATTTATATAAATAATCATCCATTTCCTTTAAGAATGTTTGTTTATCATTCACCTTATTTAATATAGTTTTTATATTTGTTTTATTGTTTTCAATCTCTTTATTTATATCATAAAAAAAATCATAAATATAACCAGGTAATTTGCTATATTCTTCTAGTTTTTTTAAAGTATAATTAATACTATCTATATTAGGAGGTTTTGTTTCTTTACAATAATTATAAAAATTATAAATAATTGGATGATATATACCATATCTTTCATGAATTAAATATGAATTTATATAAATATTAAATTCATTTGTAATATTAAATTCATAAAATATAGGTTTAATTGAATCTAAAGTTAAAATACATGAATATATTTTTTTATTTTTAAATCTAGAAACATTATTTTTTTCATCATTACTACAATTATTTATAAGAAAATGATTTAGCATTAAATTTATTATTTTTTCATTATAATTTAATTTATTATATTGTGGAATCAATAAAAAATGAATCACACTATTATTGGAATGTCCTATAATATCAAATGTATTCCACATATTAAAATTTTTATTTTTTGAAAATAAAGAAACACTATGTTCAATATTATATCTAAAATTATTTGAGTCTTCTATATTTTCATTAATATATTTAATTAAATTATCATATATATTTTTAATTTCTATTGTTTTATCATAATGATTTTTAATACTCATTCTAATTTCTTTATATTTTAATGAATCAGTATTATCATTACCTTCATTAAAATGTTTTTTACATAAACATTTATACATATCATGTTTTTCATTTAGTTCATTTGAACATTCATCATAACAGTACATAATTGAATATATATCCATTATTGTTATATCTACATATCTTCCATTGTCATTTACATCAATTAAATGTTGTATTATAACTGTTTCTAAAGGACATAATATAGGTATTTTATTTTGTTTTAAACTTTTTTTAATTTTATTTTGAATATTAATAATAATTTCAATTAAAACATCTTTATATTTATTATATTTTGTTTTTTCAGTTGTATCAAAACATAATATTGGAATTACACTATATTTTTGAGTTTTTGATATTTTATTTAAATGATTATAATATTTTTCGTATAAAAATATTTCTATTGAATTATTAGAAATTTTATTTAAAATAGTTATAAATTGATCATTATAATTTTCATCTTCTTTATCTATTTTTTGATTATTTACAATATTACTCATCATATTATAAAATAACACAGCATATCTAATTATATGATGTCCCCAATCAATTATGTCTTTATTATCTTTATTATTTGGTATTTTATTTTCATAATTATGATTAATTAAATATTTTTCATTAAACTCATTGAATTTATGTTCTATTATATATCTTGGTATTTTTTCATATTTTGTTGAGGTAGTTATCATACTTAAATTTGGTATTATATTTTTATCAATTGTAATATTAATATTCATATTTTTAAATCTATAATATATATCATCACAATTTTCAATTAATCCAACATATAATGATTTTTTTTGTCTAGTAACTGCAACATGTAATAATGAATCATATACTAAATTACATTTTTCTTTACTAAATAATCTTAATGAACCTTCAGTTAATCCTAATAAAAATACAACCTCACATCCACTGCCTTTAGATGCATGAATTGATAATAATCTAGTTGAATTTTCTGATTCTTTTAAATTTATTGGCTGTCCATCTTCAGATTTATGTAAAACAACATATTTATAATAATTATCATTTAATTTATCTTTCCAATAATTATTTTTTAATAAAACTTTGTGTTGATAGTCTTTATTTTTAAATTTATTAATCCAATAATCCTGCAATCTTGATTCTAATCTATTTGCTAATGTATTTTTTTTCATTGTAGGAAAAATAAACATAAAATTATTTGGTAAATAATTATATTTATTAATTTCTTTTTCAATAAATTCAATAATTTTTTCAATTTCTCCATTTATTTTTTTTTCATTAGAATCATTTGCATAAATTGCATTCATTGTAAATAAATTAAATGGTTCAATTTCATTTTCATGTTTATATTTACAATTATTATTTTCACATATTTTTTCAATTGATGGTAAGTTATATTTATTAAAATCAATTAAATCATTTACAAATTTAATAAATTGTGTATTATGAAATCGCATTACATGATTTATACCCATATTTCTATCAATAGTAATTGTTGGTAAATCATTTGTTTCTAAAAAAGTATGAATATTATGTTCACCCCAAATGCTCTGTAATTTATCACCAATAACATAAGTATCTATATAAGTTCTTCTCATTATACTTGAAATTGCTTCTATGTATAATGGGTCTAAATCTTGTGCTTCATCAATTATAATTAAACATTCTTTATTTAATTTATGTGATTTTTGTGCATATTTAATAGAACCACAATTTTTTGTATTAACATTTCCACCACGAATTGATTTAACAATGCTGGCAAAATAATCTCTATCTTTATTTATTTTATTAGTGTCAGCTACTGCAAACATAAATGAATCAATTGTTCCAATAATTATAGAACATTCTTTATTTGTATTTTTATTTATAAAATTTATTTTATATTGTTTTCCTTCCATATTATCACCATCATCATTTAATTCAATTGAACTTAATACACCTCTTTCATGTTGTTCTTTAAATTCATTATAGATAACTTCTTTTGCTGAATGCATTTTAGTTAAATATATAAATGTTGTTTTTGTTTTAAATCTTGGATCTTTTTCAATTAATTGGATACTTTCATATGTTTTACCACATCCAGCTCCTCTTTGATTATGATATAAAACACATTGAACTAATTCATCTTCATCCCAAATATCATTATTATTTTTAATATCATTAATAAATAGTTCTTTTGTTTTAAATTCTTTTACATCAATCATATTACTTTTTACTCTATTTGGCATAATTCTATAAATTTTATTATCATTATCTAAATAAATAAAAGGCACATGAATAAAATTTTGATATTTCCAGGGTTCTGATAAAAATGTAATCATATAGCGGTCATCTTTTTCATCAATTTTAATATTTCGAGTACAATCAATAATCCAATAAATTACTTTATTATAACTATTATAATCATTACATCTTTCATTAATTTCATCTTTTGAAATATTACTATGTTGAAATTCTAAAACTTTATTATCTACTACTGCATCTGCTCTTCTATTTCCAATACAAATCTCACTATTATCAAAATTACTTTCCCATTCTTTATGCCATTCTGTCATTAAACCAGATGATGATTCGCAATTTTTATGTTTAAAATATGATTTTATTTTTTCAGATTCACATAAAATTAATTCTTCCATATTTTCACATGCTAAAAACTTTTTCTTCTTTTTAACTAGTTCTTTTAATTTATCATCCTTCAAATAATCTTCAATAAATATTTTATAATTTAATTCATCATAACTATCTTTTACAATATAAGCATATTGTGAATTAAATTTGCAATCACAAAATTCCATTAATATTAATATAGATAATTGTTTAAACTGTTATTAAATATTATTTAAAAAAACACAATTAACTATTAATTCATAATAATTCATGATTATAATCATTTTCACGAAAATAATAAAAAATAATATATTCAATATCACTCAAAAAGAAATCATTAGGATTACGATTGAATTTTATATCTTTCATCATATAATAATATTCAATTAGTTCATTTATTTTACCATTTAGTTCTTTATAACTAATAATATCATTTAGTGCTTTGCATTCTTTAACAAATTTATTAATTTTACGCTTAGTTTTTAATTCATCATATACCATTTGATGAACTTTTTTAATAAGTATGTCTGTTGTTTCAATTGTTTCTATTAATTATTGATAATTAATTTAATTAATTATATATTCAATATTTATAATGCTATGTTTTTATTATTTTATATATAAATAATAAAAAAATTTTAATTAGAATGTTTTACAATTATAATTGTAGATATAATAAAAATAATTAATATAACGATTGATATCACAATACGAGTACAATAATAATTATTAGCCATTTGATTATTAACAATAATTATTTCTTTTTGTGTAATAACTTGTTTATTATTAATAGGTAATAATGGTTGCTTTTGATTTGTAGAATTCATTAATATATATAAATTAACCTAACAATTTATTATATCAACTTTTTTACATAAAAATTGATTATTATATATTAAATATCATTAACTATTATAATTAATGGCTTCTATTTTTGAACAACAGCAACAAATGATTCAAACTATTTCTAAAAATATTAGTAAAGAAAAAGACCAATTAGATAAATTGTATAGTCATTTTATTAATAATTTAGAAAAAACAAATCCAATTGTTAATAATTATAAAATAATAGATGAAATATTATTATCAACAGTTAATAAAGCTAAAATTTTTTATAGTGAATTTCAAGATAACAAAGAAGAAATTCTTTATTGGTATGATATGAATGAAAAGAAATTTATTGATAAGATTAGTGACTATAATGCTAAAATTATTAAGAAATATGATTTTAATTTGTATTTAGAATGTTATTTATTTCATGATAAATCAGTTATTGGTCAAACAAATATTCCATTAGGTACTATATCATATATTCAAAAGTCAGGTCACGATGGACAATACTCCACATGTGATAAAGGCTCAAATAATAGTTATATAATTAAAATGAACCCACAATCTACATCATCACCTAATTATATACAATTAAGTATTAATGATACATTACCAATTCAAATATTAAAATTATATATTGATGATCACTTAAATATTATTCTTCCTGAAATTAAAACAATTATTATTAATAATTATTCACCATTTCCATTATATGCATTATATGCAATCTATGATAAACATCTAAATGTTCATGAAAATTGTATTTATAATAAACACAATAAAAAAGATGAAAGTGCATTTAATGCATTTTATACTATTTTTAAAGAATTTACTAATTATTTAACATCTAATGACCAAAAGAATAAATTTAATGATGGTAATTTATTTGAAAATATTTTAAATTTTATTAATTATAATGATATGGTAATTAATATTAAAAAATATCTTGATTTTATGGCATCATTTAATATTCCATCAAATGATAAAAAAGAAGTAAGTTTATCAATTGATAATCCAATTAATATTCTTAAAAAAGATATTAGTATTGATGAATTAACTCAGAAAAATATTTCTCTTGAGAAATTAATATTATCATTAGAAATTGATAATAAAAAATATCGTTCTGATATTGGTGAATATAAATTATTAACTGATAAATACAATGGAGAAATTTATAAATTAAATGGATCTATTATTCAATATACTGAAGATATTCAAAAGATGAGATTAGAAAATTTACAACAATCTCGTCAATTAATTGAAATGGATTTAATTAAACAAAATGCAGATGAATTGAAAAAACAAATTAGCACATTAAATGAAACCATTTCTCAATATCAATCAAAAGAGCAAAAAATGGCAGTTGAGAAACAAACTATTATTTCTAAATTATCCTTACAATTTGAAGAGATTGAGAAATTAAAGAAAGAATTAGTAGAATCTCGTAAATTAGAAAAACATTCAAATGATAATAGTGATGCTATTAAAAAAGAGAATACTATTTATACATCACAAATTAAAGAAAAAGATAGTTTAATTCAAACATTAAAAGATAAAATTACTGAATTATTAAAACCAGTTGATAATATTAATACAAATTCATCTTATGATAGTGTGTTATTTGAACAAATTAAAGAATTACAAGGTGAGATTGAAAAGTATAAGAAACATATTGAAGATAATAAGAAAGAAAATGAATTAATTTCTAAGAAATATAATGATATGCAAAGTAAGATGAAATCATTATTAGGTGTTATTTAATATTATTTTAATTTAATAAATTTATTGTTTTTAATATTAATTAGTTTATATCAGAATCAAAATATGAATTATGTAAATTAAGTATAATTATTATTGTAAAGAATGTAATTTATGGAAATGTAGATGTGATAATATAATAAAATATACTCATCTATAAACACAATTGTATCACAATCAACTTTGTTTCATTTTATCAAATAGTATATTAAATTCATTAAAATAAGCAAGCTCAAAATTGTAATCATTTTTATTTTTACTATAATAACAAGAATTTTTTTCAATATTCTTATCAATGCATGTTTTAATCAATGGCTTCATTTGTTCCATATGTTCAAATCTTTCTTTTATTTTGTCTGTAAATAAATTTTCATTTTTAAACTTATGATATTCAATACATGTCTTAAAATCAGTTATATTATTATCAAAACATTTTTTTGTATATTCAGCTGGATAATGTTTTACACTATAAAAATTTCTAGAATTACTCATTATAGAAATAAAAACTTATGTATTTATATAATAATGAATCAAATAAAAATTGAGCTCAGTTGTTACACTCCTTCACCTAATTTTACTAATGATAAATATGGAGACTAGTCTCCATATTTATCATGGGAAAAATTGAAATAAATTTATTTAATACTCAATATTAAAGTTATGTATGACTATTAACCCGACTAAGATTTATAAACACCAATATCTTATTAATATTGCAGAGAGTGCAGAATGGACTGCTGACGATCAGCCTCCAGCTAGTCTTATTAGTATGCCTTTTTTGAATCCTCATGAGAATTACGTAATAACCTCTCCTGTTAGTGCTGATTCTCCATATTTTATTGCTTATAAATATGGTCTTTCTAAACACTCACACGATAGAGCAGTTGAAATGTTAACGAACAACACCCAGTTGGTTGATTTGCATGGAATAATTAGAAATCCTAATCCAAAGATAGCTCCTCTCTTGGATAAATATCTTGAACAATTTAAAACCACTCACTGGTTAAGAATGTGTCGTAGCAATCATAAGGTGATTCTTGAATTTCTGGAAAAACACACTGATAAGATTAATGATAATAATTGGCGACAATTGTCTGGAAACGAACATGAAATTGCAATTCGTATTCTTCAAAAAAATCCCCATAAGATTAATTATGACGTACTATCAGGTAATCCATCTGGTTTTGAAATAATGAAACAGCATATGAACTTGATTAATTGGAATTATTTTGCCGGTAACACGCATCCAGATGCTATTCGGATCATTGAGCAAAATTTGGAGCTTGTGTGCACTGATGCCTATTGGTCGGATGTTCCCTGGAAAATGGACTATTGTACGTTGTCACAAAATCCTAATGCATTTCATATACTATTTGAAAATCCTCATTTTATTAATTTTAAGTGTCTCATGTATAATCCCAGTCCAAGTGCACTTGCATACATTGAAGCAAACGCAACACAAATTAATAATAGTCATGTTCCTTATCTTGTTAATAACCCAAATGGATTGTCATTGATTGAAAAACTGTTAAAACAAGAACAAATTAGCGAGGATGTTGTTATGAGATACTATTCTGATCTTGTCACGAATCCTGCATTCTTTGATGTGGATTTGGATTACCAGGAACTGAGCAAGGAATGTTCCAAAATTATTTACAATGAACTTTTGGAAAAGGCATTTCATCCATCTCGTGTTTCTAGGTGGTTGGATTATCATTGTGAGAATGGTGGGACTCCAGAAGATTTTGAAATGTAAAACTTATGGATAATTTGTGTTATGTATATTTATATTAAAACAGATAAGGATATAATAATTAAAAATGTTGATTTATTAATAAAAAAGTTATAATTAATTACTATTTAATTGATCTAATTATTAGTTAAAATAACTAAAGTTCTTTTACCTAATAAAAATTGAATTATTTTAGCACTATTACTAATATTAATAATAGTATGTCTTTTCATACATCTATTACAAATGGGTTAGTTAATTTGAATCATTATGACAAATCAAGTATAATAAAATGTATTGAATTAAAAAAAAAAGGTATTAGTGAAAAGCACATTAGTAATTTAGTAGAAGCAGGTCTTCATAAAGAGTTTGATTATGAACATTATGAATCTATGATTAAAAATAATCATAGCCCTGATGAGGCAATTAAGATAATTATTGATTATCATGATGCGATTAAGATAATTCGTGCTGATCACGATGTGATTGAGATGATTCTTGCTGAGCACGATGCGAATAAGATAATTATTTCTGATCACGATGTTATTAAGATAATTCTTGCTGAGCACTATGTGAATGATATGATTCTTACTGAACACGATGTAACTAAGATGATTCTTGCTGATCACGATGTGATGAAGATGATTCTTGCTAAATATAAATATTAACTTTAGTTTAAACTATTATTTTATTAAAATAAATATTTGGGTATAATTATAATTCATCAAAAGAACCATCAGTAAATGAAATAAGATTATTATTTAATAGTCTTGATATTCTAGATGGATGATATAATATATTAATACTTTTTTCAAATAATTCTTCTTTATATTCTTTAGTTCTTTTAATAACATATAAAACCATTTCTAATTCTTTTATATTATTATTAATTTGTTCACGATATAATAATAAATCATCCAGATCCATTTCATCCATCCCATCAGTTGGCATTGGTGTATTATTAATAATATTTGTAATTGTCTTTAATTGATTATATTTATCATTTAATTCATTATGTTTTTTTATTAGATATGCCATTAATTTTGATTAAATAAATAATAAATTATTTATTTAATCAATTTTTATTTGTGAAAATAATAGTTTTTTATAAAATAAATGGCTACATTAAATAGTTAATGAGTAGGGCGGTATGGCCTGTTTTGCATTTCCAAATTCAGTGCACGCAGATGAGGTTGAACACACCAATGGTTCAGCAAATGAAGTGGAACATGAACATATTCCAATTGAGTTGTGTTTGGTTGGTATTGAAGCAACTGTTGAGAAAATTGAATCACCTCAAACATTTCATAGACACTATTAACCATCATTTCAATGTAGTATCCATTAAAGCCATCAATAGAACACATCATTTCAATAAAACCTTCTCCATAATATCCATTTTCCATAGTAGGTTTATACATAATCGCACTACCGGTGCGATTAGAACCAGGATGGACAAATTCAATAATAACACTACTATCATAAATGTCCTGGCGTGGAAGTAGAGTGCAATGCGGTGGGAGAGGGAATTGAGTAATTGTATTCTGGAGATTAATAGCAAAGTTAATAATTTCAGTTTCATTAATATTAGAGTAATAAGTGTTGTCAGTATTCGAGATAATCATATAATTTGTAATATTAAATGAAATATAGAAATATTATTTCAATTTTTATTTAATATATAGCAAAGCTATATATTAAATAAAAATTAGGTTAAGGAGTGTAACGACTGAGCTCAATTTTTATATTATTACATATTCACTTTGTGAATATGTAATAATATACTAATTGCTATCACGTTAACGTCTATATAAATTTAATCCTTAAGGATTAAATTTATGACGTATAACGATTATTTCAATAAAAGTTAGGTGAAGGAGTGTAATGACTGAGCTCAATTTTTATTTAACAAATTCGTGTTATAATCTTTGATTATAAATAGTCCAACTGTAAATTATATGATACAAAAATAATAAGTTCTATTAATTTATTATTAAATATACCAAAATTATTCAGACTTATAAAAATCACAAGCAATAACATTTTTTTTACCTTTTTTAATCCATTGCCATTTCATATAAGTATTATTTTTTAATTTAATACTTAATCTATTAGATGCAATAAGCATTTTTTCAGCTGTATATTCATCATTTACATACATTGTAAATAGTAACATATATAATTTATATTATATTATTATATTTGCAAAAGAAAAGATTATTATAATAAATGCAAAGAATGTGGCACGTGATAAAAGTTTGGGTAAAATTTAAATTAAATAAATAAATATATTTAATTTATATATAAATGAAAGAAATAAATTCTATATTTGAAATTGATTTATTAAATGATCCTCAAAAATTAAGTTATTTGAGTAATTTATTAAAAGAGCATCAGTTTAGTGAAGAATTTTTAATTCAAACCATACTCTATTATGATTCATGGAGGTGTTTAAGAACTCAAAAAAATCTATCACCATACTTTTGTTTTAGATATCTTTATGATAATGATACTGATAGTGCTGACGATTGGACTGATTATAATGATGTTGAAAGATATCTATTAAAAAATGGGTATACTGAAGAACAAATACATGAAGAATTTAAAAAAGCAATGGATGATAGAGATAAAAATTGAAAATATTGTTACTTATCTACCGTATAAAAATAACTATTATGACTACCATTGAAACCCTTATCTACAAACACCCTCTTATTAAAGAACTAATTGAACGTAATAGTCGTATTAATCCTATTTATTTGAACCCACACGCAAATCTTATTGAGTTTAGTCGTCATCATACAGTTGACGCATATAGGTTCTCTCGTCATCC